TTCAAATGTTTTTAAATGACCATTGTAAGAATGCTATGAATTTAACCGATTTCATTGATACATTGCCTATTACAGCAGAAACATATGATTCAACCATTGATAACGGGCTTACCAAGACAATTACCAATATGATAACGAATGGTCTAAGTCAATTAGATATTTTGGAAAGACCAATTCATTGTACGGATGCTTCTAGGAAAACATTATATGTGAAAGAAGACAATGTCTGGGAAAAAGACAATGAATTAGTGAGAATGCTTTTAGGTATCCGGCAAATAGCAGCCAAACAGCGAATACTGATCAATAAATGGAGAGATGCTCATGATGATTGGAATACAAATGATAGAATGCAAACGAGATTTACAACCCTTGTATGTAATTCACTAGATGATATAGAAAATAACGAGAAGGACAATAATAAAATCATTCGATCAATCAGTAAAACAGTATATCTAGACAATGACATGAAGAATCAATATTTGGAATAGTTAGCTATATGTAATCATGTATCGCTTACATATCTAAAATACACAATTCAACTAAGAGTTTCATCGTTTACGGTGATGTAATTCGTGAAATAAGCGTATAAGTTATCTTACGAATTGAATAATGTGTATTTTCGATTAGAACATTGAACCAAATGCCCCTCCAAAACCATCATTGGCAGCCATGGGTTCCATTGCCTCCATCATACCTGGTGTAGATGCTCCAACCATATTTGTTTCTGGTCCACCATACATGCTGTTGAAATCAGGTGATTGTGGAATAGAATACTCGTTAGATTGACTCTTCATATTGGTCATTTGAGGTTGTAATTGAGGTGGAGGATTATTTATGGATGGCATATTTCCAGGAGCCATAGAAGGAGTGGTACTATATTGTTGACTAGGAGCTTGAGATATAGGTTGTGTTACCCGAACTTGACCTCCACGTTGTCCACCTTGTTTTTGAGGCAGTTGTCCACCAGATGTTTGTCCATCATATAAATCCCACAACCGGTCAACCAACATTTGGACCTTCTCACCTAATTTTGTTTGCATGGTAACAGAAATAAACAAGATAGCAGGTATCATAGTAAATACATTAACGTCACCATATTTGAAACCACTGTATGTAGGAACATAAGCGATTATTTTGTGAATAAAATAAAGGGCAGTAAACATGGCAACTACTTGACCAATCACTTCTACTAAAATCACTAAACTTCCTTTATCATCGTCAGCTTCAGGAACGTAATTTTTAATTACTTTTAACAATAAGACAACAGGAATTATGGCTAAAACAGAATATTGAATAATATTCAATAATAATCCCTTTTGATCTTCGTCAAAAGGAAATACTGTTTTTACAAATCCATCTTCATTTATTCCGGTGTTTTTTTCAAGTCTATCCATATGATTTATAATAAGATTTAAAATTATTATAAATCGTCCACTTTATTTTTTGTATAGACGAGTCTAACAATTAAATCACCTAAATATAGTAGGTGGATGTGGGAGACAGACCTGTATCTTGTGAAAGTATACTCAACATCTCTTTCAAATTAGTCCGGTCTTTCTCTAGAATAGGAACGATTTCGTGAAAATACATACATAGTCTTTCTGTCTTGTCATACAATTTGTTATACGAGTTTACTTTCGTACGTAATTCAACAATATAGCTTATATGTTCAAAAAATAAATCATTTATTTCAAATGAATTGGTCATTTTCACTATTGTTGTTTCATCAATCAATCCATTTTCTTCGTAACATTCAGGGTCACTCCATCCTCTAGGAAGATTTTGTTTGTAATTTCTATCAATCTGGTCAACATGTTCTTCCGTAAATACGGGAATTTCCAATTCTCCTACATTGTTTTCAATATCACAATTCATATTACATTGAAATAAGTAATAATCTGTTTCTAATGATTCCATGGATTCGTTTAGTTGTACAAATTCATTCATTTATTATGTGTTAGCATAACTACATAATAAATCTTTATATTTTGTGTTACATAGAATAACTAAATTAGGTGGTTGTTAGTGAATTTGTTTTCGCAAATTATCGTTTTTTTCCACCAAATGATATAGGATCATAGTCATCTAATAGTTGATTATCTTCATAATTAGCAGCATCATCAATACTACGTGTAAAGTTTATTTGGGCAGTAGCCTCGGGTAAACTGCGTGATTTCTCATTGGGATTATACGGTTTCCTTATTTTTCTAGGTCTTTCTAATACACTTTGTGGATTTTCTCTAGGTGTATTATTGTATGGTATATACTCTTCATCTGCTAGACTTCCTTTATTTGGATGTGATGATACAAATAAGCTACCTTTTTCGACATTAATATATTTTCCTTGTTCCATATTTGATACCATTTTTTCTTGATTTTTCAAGTCATTCTTCGCATATATCTCATGTTGTTCGATTTGATGTTTATCTGGTAACCGAGATTTTTCTTGTTCTCGTGATTGTTTTTGAAATTTTTCTTCCATACTCATATATGTATTATCACCTCCTTTTTTCTCTCTACGACTTTTCTTTTCCTTACGACTTTTCATTCCCTTACGACTTTTCTTTTCCTTACGACTTTTCATTCCCTTACGACTTTTCATTCCCTTACGAGTCTTTTTAACATACTTCTTTCCGCGAGCATTTGTAGAACGACGAACGGTTCCCTTCATAACTTATACACTATTTACATATTTTAAAAATATTATTTACATATTATTTTTATTCGGGAGATAGTTTTTGTTGTCTAAATCTTTGCATCCATACACATGAAAGTAATACTCATTGTCATAATTTTTTCGCTCAAATTGATTTTTTTCACTGATTTTGAACAAGGGTCTTCCTGAACCGTAGAAGAGTTGAATTTGTTTATTGCGCCAAATTTGTTGTTTTTCACGTGGTGTCATCAATTCATTTTTACCAACAATCATAATTACAATATGCAATGAAAAAAATGTACACATAAATACAATATATTCATCATTTCTATTTTTGGATTGTTTTAGTCAAATTCAATCTTCTTCGTATAGTGATCTACCAATATACATCATAAACAGGAAAAACCCTACGCCACATAGTATACTTGCTATATCCATTTTAGATTTGTTTACAATTAGTCCATTTTTGTAATTTAGAATCAATTTTTTTTACTGAAGTGCTACTATAGCCTGAACAATATTGGTTATCATGTACTTTAGTAATGAATAATATAGTTGTTGTTTCAATTTTTACTCAGGAGGTCCATCATATTCATCATGGTAATATCCAATATAGACAACGTAAAAGTAAAATGATGCTGTCAGAATTCCGACAATGAGTTCGCTTATCATAATTCTGTAAACTTTGAATCTCGTAATTTATTTTGATTTATTATTACTTTGGTCAATGAATCGTCTTCAATTTTTTGATGTAAACATAATAAATTTAGGAGAAATGCGATAAGAATACATAATTTTAGTATGAATTATATTTAAAATGAGTTCTAGTTCATCAATCGCTGCAGCTCGCAGAAGACGTGCTGGTGGTAATGTTCCTCCACCAATTAGACCACAACCACAACAATCGCAACAACAACAACAATCACAACAACAATCGCAACAACAATCGCAACAACTTCCAAATCCTTTAGTATTACTTCAACAACATCACATGAAAATAACCTCGATGGATAAACAAATTAATGAATTAATCGGTGCACAACAGTCTATGACTAATACACTAGTTTCAACAGACCAATCGACTTTAGGAGTTGATGAGATAACTTCCAATGTTATGAATAATATTGAACAACAGTTGGATTTAAAGGCATTTTATGAGAATGATGAGCGATTAATGAATGAAATAGAATCTTTAAAAACTACAGTTCAATCTCAACAATTACTTATCAATGGACTTAATACAACATTAAATCATTTGATTACAAAATTAAACATAACTACAATGAATTCTGAAGAAAAGGTTAAACAGGAGACCGAAGCCAAAGCTAAACAGGAGGCTGAAGCCAAAGCTAAGAGAGATGCCGAAGCCAAAGCTAAACAGGAGGCTGAAGCCAAAGCTAAGAGAGATGCCGAAGCCAAAGCTAAGAGAGATGCCGAAGCCAAAGCTAAACAGGAGGCTGAAGCCAAGGCTAAGAGAGATGTTGAGGAAAAATCTAGAAAAGAGGCCGAAATTAGAGAACAAGCAAGAAAAGACGCCGAAGAATCGGTAAAAAAAACAGCAGAAACGACTGCTAAAAATCAACCAGAACCAAAAGATATTGTAAAAATGGAAATTATTGAAAAACCAAAGATATAATCATTCGTAATTAGTAAAAATAGTAAAATTATTGTATAAAAATAAGATAGTATGAAATCATTGTTTACCATATTGATATTCTGTATTGTTTTATTCTTATATATTCATATAAATTTTCATTTGAAGGTAAGTGATGATTTAGAAGTTTATGAAATAGACCAGCCATCAAAAGACAAATTAGAAGAAATATGCGATTTGAGACAACCAGTCATATTTGACTACAATGTGGATGAATTGATTCAGGAATGTAATGTAGACTATATCGGGAAAAACTACGGGGCATTTGATATTAAAGTGAGAAACGTCAAGAATTATGACAGTAATAGTGAATTATATTTACCGCTTACTTTAAATGCTTCTACAGAAATCTTCAGGAAAGACAGTGAAGAACGATTTATTAGTGAAAACAATAGTGAATTTTTAGAAGAGACAAGTATGATTAAACATTTTCGAGGAAATGATAATTTTCTTCGCCCGTTTTCGGTAAGTAATTGTTATTATGATTTATTATTTTCATCAAAAAATACAAAAACCCCTTTGAAATATGATATCAACTATCGTAATTTTTATTTAGTCACACAAGGAAGTGTTCGTATTAAATTATTGCCTCCTAAATCAAGTAAATATTTATACACCATTCATGATTATGATAATTTTGAATTTCTTTCACCAGTCAATCCTTGGAATGTTCAAAGTCAATTTAAACCGGATTATGATAAATTAAAGTCGTTAGAAGTTACATTGAATATAGGGCAAATCATTTATATACCGGCTTATTGGTGGTATAGTATTGAATTTGGCGAAAATACAAGCATTTGTGTTTTTAAATACAGAACGTATATGAATAATATTGCTATATCAAATCATTTAATAGTGAATATGCTTCAAAGTCAAAATGTGAAGAGAGAAATAGTGAAAAAAAAAGACATAGATAATTTATCATTTAGCAAACCAATAGTTGAGAATTCTACATCACTTAACGACGATAAATCAAGTAATGAAAAGAAAAAATAATTGTATGCTTCATTGAAGTAGGTAGATGTAATTGAGAATACAAGTAAATAAACACGAAAAATATAATAAAAATATAATGCTTTTTAGTATATCATAAAAATGAATAAAATAGGCACACAAGATAGTGATTATTTATTAAAAGCACTAGATAATGAAAACAATACAGGAATAGAAGAATTGTCTAGTAGAAAAATAAAGGCAATGAAGAATGATTATCTACAACAACTTCAATTACCGAGAGAAAAATTAAAAGATTTCCATACAAAACTAAAAGAATATCGTTTTGTAGACGATTTAACAAATATTCAATATGGGCGTTACATTAGGTGGATTAATTTAAAAAATCCAGATAATATTACTTTGACAAATGGAGGAGTTATAATTGATATAAAATTAGAAGGTGATGGTATTTATTTATTATGTAAAAATTTCAGGGGTGGTCGCATACAAATAAAAATAGACGAATGTTTTATATTTCAAAAATTAACCGATCAGGAGAAAACAATAATATCCGCATTGGATTATTTAGAAAAAAAATAGAAAAGATTAGTATTACATCTACCTTCGCGAATACGCGAATACATGAATACATATATTAGTCAATATTTAGAATATTTTTCCAATTTTGTATTCTTTCGATTGCTTGATTATGTAGAACAGTGTGTTGTGTAAGAGCATACCTCGTTGTAAATAAACCGTCATCAAAGTGGGTAAATACGCGTGTCTTAAATAATTCTTCTGCTCTGTAAAACGCATCTTCAAATGATTTATTATTTACTTTCATATCGTAAATAATACACCGATCAAAGTCATAGCCACTTAATAAGTCTGCTTCTCTAACAATATGATATGCTTTTTGATATTCACCCAATTCAGGAAATCCATGTTCTTTAATTTTTGAATAAGACATGGTGCTAATAATAGACGAAATTGCGTCAGTCTCTTCTTCGGTTATTTTTGTATCTAAAAACTCAATAATATTTTTGAGACCTTCACTTTCATCCATATATTTATTGTCGCACATATCATGTAGAGTGGCTGAGATATAGATTATATTCACGTGTTCTACAATATGTGGGTGTATACGAACTTCATGTTTGTAAATATGATGAGCATAATGAAGTACATTCATGCTGTGGGAAATATCATGAGTTTCGTCGATTTTATATTTTGACGAAGTTGTCAATATAAATTTGGAGAGATCGTTAAATAGTTTTACACCTCTATTCATAGTAAGATTGTTATATTTACTATTTACTATAACTGACCGATCATTTTTATATTTAATAATGAGTGAAAATGGATTGTTGTGATTGTTGTGATTGTTGTGATTGTTGTGATAAAGTGTACACATCAGTGTAATATTTAATATATCTGGACAAGATACTCTTGTAGATAAGTTTAAGTGGTGGAAATGTATTGCAAATATTTAAGGCTGACCGTATTTGAACCCGATTTACTAAAGCAATGTGAATAGATTCGTATAATAATTCATCGCTTGACCATTCGTCAATATTTGGATTGGTGGGAGCTATATATGGTATATTTTCAGCAATGGCAATCAATTCAACTAGTTTCGTCATATTACTACATTTACCTATTTTTTTTCGATCGTTTTGTCTTATTAAACCCGATAGTTTTTCTAAACTTTCTCAATTTCTTTTTAGTACCTTTTTTTGAAACAAGTGAAGCACGTTTTTTACATTTAAATTTGTATAAATCAATGTGTCGATTTTTAAAGATACTCTCTCTACATATACTGATAGCCCGTTTTTCATCTACTTGTGAATTTGTTCTGACTTTTTTAATACATTTACATAGCTTATCTGCTAATACATCTTCTGCTAAATCCTTATATGTTTTATTATTTTGTTTAGGAATTCCATAAAATCGGGCAATTTTTTGATAATCGGTTGAGGACAAGTCCATAATGTAAAGAGTATAAATATACGTGAGATTTTTTATAAATATATATTCTATATGACCAAACCATTAAAAATAGTAGTATTTGATTTAGATGAAACATTGGGATACTTTACAGAATTTGGAATATTTTGTGATTGCTTAAATAATTATTTTAAACAACGCAATTATAGTAATCAACATTTTAACGAGTTATTAGATTTATATCCCCTGTTTTTACGTCCAAAAATAGTAACTATATTACAATACTTAAAAAGGAAAAAAAAGGAAAATAAATGTTATAAAGTGATGATATACACGAATAATCAAGGTGACATAGATTGGACAAACAATATCAAAAAATATTTCGAAAGCAAGATAGATGTGGTACTATTTGATAAAATAATAGCAGCATTTAAGATCGGTGGGAAACATGTAGAATTGGGACGGACGTCACACGATAAAACAATGGATGATTTTGTTAGATGTACAAAGATGCCAGAAAATATAGAATTGTGTTTTATAGATGATGTATATCATGATGGCATGGCAGATGACAAAGTATATTATATCAATGTAAAACCTTACAAGTATCAAATAACAATAAGTGATATGATAAAATCATTTTTAGATTCAAAATTAGGATCAAATGTAAAAAATAAGGACGAATTTAGATATAATATGACGGAAGATTTTAAACGATATTCATATAGAATCACACAAAAAACAAAAGAGGAACAAGAAATAGACGAAATAATTGGAAAGCGAATGTTACAACATTTGAAACATTTTTTTTACGAAAAAATCAATCAAACATACAAGAAAAAATCACATGATAAAAAAAGGGGAAGAAATAAAACGATGAAACGTTCATCACGGCAGATTAGCTGAAATATTTTCGAACTACGTTAAGAAGTGTATGAATATCAATCGTTTTGGCATATTGAACAATAGCAGTAGTAGTCAATAAGAATACAGCCGATGAAAAAACAACTCTTCTATCAAATTCAGTAAATTGTGTCTTTGTAAAAGGGTTAAATCGCAAAAGTAAAAACCCGGTAACGTAATATTTCATGTATTGTTCTAATAAGTCTAAATATTTAGGGTTGTATGTACCGATTTGAAAGAAAGCAACAATATATAACAAATAGGACAAATAGAGTCCAGAAATGAATAATGTTTCATGAACAGGCATTCTATACAATAAACGCTATAAAAAATAATTATTCCAACATATTCTAAATTAGTCTAGATTAGTATCACTATCAGTATCAGTATCAGTATCACTAGGAGTATCAGTCGGTGTAGGAGTATCATACGGAGTATCAGTCGGAGTATTCGTAGGAGCATTCGTAGGAGCATTCGCATTTTTATTTTTATTTTTATAAGCATCTAACTGTCTAGCACTGGAATCAGTAGCATTGCTATATTGTGGCATCCAGAAACCGGGAATAATATTACCTCGTTCGGGAAAATGCTCCTCAAAAATTGTTCTATAATATAATTGTTCTTTAGTTGTGGGAGGGTTGATACTATAATTCTGGTGTTTTTGTTCAAATTCATCATTCGTATATTTTTCATCCAATTTAGATTGGATAATTTCATACCAAGAATTATCTTGAGAACTAACACCATCACTAAATGCTTCTTTTGTTCTCCATAACACACAATGTGGTAACAAATTAGGATCCATAATTTCAATAGATTTTCGAAGCAAATGTTTTTCTATATGCTTACCATTGTTATGATTTCTAATATTAATTGGTAATGATAAGTAATTATGAACAAATGTGCGGTCTAAAAAAGGTGTTCGGGGTTCTAATCCATGACATGATATACAACGATCACTTCTTAATACGTCATAATATTGAATATTGGTAAGTAATCGTTTACATTCATGGTCAAATTCAATATCATCTGGACAATTATGAAAATACATATATCCCCCTGTTAATTCATCGGAACCATCGCCATTGAAAATGACTTTAGCATCACTATGTTCGGATATATATTTGGCAACAAGATAATTACCAACACTAGCTCGAACTGTTGTAGTATCATAACTTTCAATATTGTAAATCACGTTACGAATAGCAGAGAAGAATTCATGTTCCGTTAAAATAATCTCAGTATGATTGGATTGAATATGTTTCGAAACAATTCTAGCATATTTCAAGTCGGTTCCACTGGTCATACCAATACTATATGTTTGTAACTGTCCATTTGGAACAAATTTAGAAACAAGTGCTGAAATTAGACTGCTATCCAAACCTCCTGATAATAAACAGGCAATCTTTCTCTCGCTAGTAACAACTCGTTTTTTTACAGATTCTAACAACGTGGTATAAATGAAAGAACACTGTTCTCTATTAATTCCACTTAAATCATTAGATGCGAAATTATGATGATAATTAAAAGAAATATATGAGGTTTGTGGTTTAGAAATAATAATGGCGTATTTATGAATGGTCAATTCAAGATAAGTGCCTGCTTTGAAATTACGACATTTTTGACATAGATTAGTTACTTGTTTTAATAGTGACGAAAATACAAGTAAATCATTATTTGTTTTACCATAATACAATGGTCTAACTCCAAAAGGATCGCGAGCGACGTATACTTTATTAATATTAGAGTCGTATAATGTGAAAGCGAAAACACCATCTAAGTTTTGTAACGTATATTCAATCCCGTATCTTTTATACATATGGATAATACTTTCACAATCTGAATTGGTTTCAGGTGAGACATTTAATAGTTTATATATGTTCTTGTAATTATATATTTCACCATTACATATCAAGTAAATGCCATCTATACAAATAGGTTGATGTGATTTATCATCGAGTCCGTTAATTGCTAAACGATGAAATCCAAAAAGAACATTATTAGTAATTTGTTTCATAATAGAAAATTCTGGACCTCTAGACTGTCCAAGGTTGAAGTGATGTTCTAATGTTTTGTAGATATTTTTGTATACAGAAGTAGGTAATGATTGGAATAGAGCAAAGATTCCACACATCTATTCCTATAATATATATTACAAAATATAATAACATCTTTAGGTAATTTGAAAAATAATATAAAATAATATAAAACTAATATAATAATGAACAAAATGTATGGAGTATTAAATGGACTCTACACTTGTAATGACGGACGTGTAGATGAATTAAATAATAGAATATCGGCAAGAAATATTCCATCAACTGGACTAAAGCCTCAATTTAGTATACGCCCAACTGCTACTAAATATGGATATATGCCAATTTTAGACCAATATAAAAAGGCAACTGTTCCACTCAATTCTTATACACCATATAGTACACAGGGTGTTTTCAATCCAGGAAACGCAACTGCTCCATGGAGTGGTTTTTCAAACAATATCAATTTAGAATCACAATTAAGAAATCAAACTTTTGCTCTACAAAAGAGTGATCAATCTGTATATGTACCAAAATCGACTAGTGATTTATATGAGACACGTGTAGATTATACTCCACAAAAACAAACACATCCTATGCTATTTGATAAGCCAGATTTAGCATCTTTTAATCCAAACACACAAAACATAGGAAATAACTTGTTCAACAATCATACTAGATACCAACTAAAAGATAGTGATGTAGATACAAATAAGTAAACGAATATAGATATAGATAAATATGTAATTGATATTTCAATGTGTGTGAAAAAGTATTATTCTATCAATAGTGTATAACATGTTGAGATTTTTTATGAAAAATATAACTAAAATAGTTGCAAAGAAGAAGATATTATTGATATTAATATTCATTTTATCATATAGTTTGGTATTGACATTTTTTCCAAATAGCGAGTTTAGTGGTTTATTGACTATAGAGAATGAATTATTGGGAAACGATCCTACGCTAACAACAAAGAAATGGACAGAAATATTTTTTGAGAGATTTTATTTTGTGTTAGTAACAACATCTGCGGTTGGATATGGAGATGTAATACCCAAAACGCGAAGATTAAAAATGATAAATTCAGTATACTTACTTACAATAATGTATATTATGATTGAAATGTAAATCGTGTAATATAGAAAATAAATTTCATTGATATATGTAAATGAATATACCAATGAATATACCAATGAATATACCAATGAATGCGACAAACAAGGAAGATAATAAGAAAGTAGATCATGTATGTAAAATGAGTGAAATAGACAGTATCACACTAGATTATTTTACAAACAAGTCACAATATGCTAGTATATTGAAAAAAAAGGACCAAGAACAGACGGTAAATTTTAGTAGTGATAAAAGATTTTATAAAAAACGAATAATAGATTTAACAAAGAGATTATTTAGAGATGAAATGGAAAACGAACCGCTAGTAACTGGGTTCCATAGTTATATAAAATCCTGTATAGGTTATTTAAAATTTTTAGATACAACAGACATCATTCAAGAAAAATATACTGATGCAAATGAAGTAATAGATAACAATATTGTCGACATGTCATGTATTTCAATTGAAAATGAATCTTATAAAAATTGTGATCATTTGTTTGGAAAAGTAGAAGAAGTAAAGAAGGTCAATTTAGATTCGTTTGTAATTAATAATTCTGAAAAATACAAGAAAAAAATATTACCTGTAAAGGAGGAAGTAAATATAAAAACAAAGATCCACAGAACAAAGGGTATATTAAAAAAGAAAAAATTGGAAATATAAATAATATAATGATTATTTAATGAGGACAACAAAACAAAAGACACATCATAAGAAGGATCATAAGAAGCATCAAAACAAAAAGACATTAAAGTCTAGACATAAAAATAAACAAAAACAGAAACAGAAAGAACTTTATACAGCTGGTTATAAACCAGTAAATTGTAGTCCCAATCCAAATAAAAGTGAATTTTCATGCTATACAAATGAAGCCTTATTCAAAATGAAAAGTTATTGGAATGCTAGACATCAACGAGATACAATTTCTACAAATGATCCAAAGAAAATATGGTTAGAATTAAGAGAGAAAATGAGTAATAGTTGTGATCGCGAATCGTGTTGGTTAAGAAGCAAGTTTATGGAAGGAAATGTAGATAGTGAATTATTAAATTATACATTTGCCCCAAAATCACCCGACGATTGGAATCGAAACCCAAACGAATGGTTAAGTAGTTTAGACATTGAATCAGTAATGAAGCAGTATGAAAAATTCTATAAATGTTTTGAATTTTTAGGTCCGTCACCGATTGATTATGATCATCATAAATTATATGGCGAGTGTGTGTGGGAAGAATTGTGTAATTTAAATTTAAGTGATATGATTAAGCGTAATAAAAACAAATTAGGTATTATATTCAATACTGATCCTCATTATAAAGACGGCGAACATTGGATATCTATGTTTGTAAACATGAAGAAAAAAATGATTGTCTATTTTGATAGCAATGGAAATAAACCCCCTAAACAAGTGAGTAAATTAATAGATACTATTCGTGATCAAGGACAGCAAATTGGCATAGATTTTAAAGTTCATCTTAATGAAAAAGAACATCAACAAACTGAATCGGAATGTGGTATGTATTGTTTGTATTTTATTATTCAAATGCTGAAAGACAGGGATGCGACTTATTTTTTAAAAAATAAGATACCAGATAAGGAAGTCTTTGAATTAAGAAATAAATATTTTAATACGAACTAGGAAAACTGACAAAATAAACCGGTACAAAATAAAACTGAAGCGTATTCTGTTAAATACGGTTATGTAACAATGAATATAAGTCATTTCTAAAAAATGAGTGATTCTACGATTATGGTTACAAAACGTAATAGGGAGTTAGGTGAGATAAGAGAGATTTTAAAAAAAACACGTGAACGTTACATTGGAATTAGTTTATCGAATTCTAAAAATAATGTGAAAATAGTATTTATGAAAAGACTGACGACTGTTAGATGTATGTATCTAAACATGCTTCGTTCGGTTGTCATCAATAAATATGACCACAATATATTGTGGTATCGTGCATATCGTAAGGCAATTGATGATAAAATCGTAATTCAAGACAAAATAGACCACCATAGTAATGGATACAATAATGAGCAAATTCGTTACATGAAATTAGTGAAAGTCACCTTAGACAAATATATAACTGTATATCTAAAGAGAAAAACGGCAGTATCTGTTGAAATATTACGAGCAATTCGATGTAAATATATAGATAGATACATCATGGGATTTTTATAGAAATAATATTGAAATTCATTACCGGTGTACAAGTTGTAATATATTGTTTGTTTTTTTTGTTAGATGAAATTGTAATTACATAAACACATACATACGAAAATATATTAAACAGTAATCGTATTGTTACTAATATACTAACCAATATATGGATTTTATTAGTAACAATAATAAGGCAATGATATGGAGTTTATTACAAGATAGTAATATATTTGAAGGAATAGAAAATGAAAAGTATAATTTAATACAGAACACGTTTGAAGAAACGATTCGTGAAATACATAGAACACGTAATAATGTTCCTTTGCTTGAAAAAAATAAAATGGCTATGAATGAATTAATAACCAAAATAAATAAGGAAAGAAATAATAACAACAATAATAATAACAATAATAACAATAATAACAATAATAGTGAAAAACCATTGGAGATGATTTATACAGCATCTGATTTACAAAATCAGCGTGCTAATGAACTAAGTATAAAATTAAAAGAACAACAAGATAGTATGAATACATTAATGAATCCAACAAAACCCAAGGATGTAAATTTTAATGATACGTCATTAGGAGATGATAAACCGATTGGTGATGAAATGGATAGATTAATTGCGGAAAGAATGGCTAGTAGGGAGCGTGAATTGGAAGTTCCAACAATAACAAAAGAGGCAGAGCAGTGGTTAAATACAACAGCTAGTACAGATGAACAAAGTAACAATATAAAAAATAGTAACAACCATGAAATACATAATAAATATGTAAAAGAAGTAATAGATAATAAAAAGGTTTCATTCGATGAAAAGCAATTGGATAATAGTACAAATAGTACAAATAGTACAAATAGTACAAATAGTACAAATATTTTCAGTAAATTGAAACGTAAACCAGAGTTGAATAACAATAGCATTCAATCTGGTAATAATATTGAATATGAATTGAAGATTATCAAAGAAAACCAGGAACAATTAAAAAATACGTGTAACCAAATCCTTGAAATATTACAGCATAAAAATATCGCTTAAAATTAAAATATCAAATTAATGTAACACGGAGAGGTATGTGTAGAAACAATAGTAGAAACAATAGTAGAAACAATAGTAGAAGTAATAGTATAGAATTGGATTTTTATATTTATGAGGATGAAGAGGAAGTCTATCAAAGTAGTACCAGATCAAGATCAAGATCAACATCAAGAACAATAAGTGTTGACACAGATGATACATTTGACAGTATTGAAACAATAACACTAGTAGATAAATCAAAGAAAAATAGGACACATAATATATCTAATTATATCATTGTACAAAATGAACATAAAATAAGAAGAAGAGATGTATACGTGGACGAAATGTATAAAGACCCTTCACCACAACCTGCATTATTTCTTGAAAAAATAAAGGATAATATCAATATCCTTTGTTGGAGTCAATCGAAATTAAAAAAATGATCAATTTGTAATTACAAAAATATATGTATATGTATTGATATACCTATATTTTACGAATTATGTTCGTTTCCACATGAAAACATATTATTTATACTTTGACGAATTTGTATTTACCATCAGGTTTTTGTATTAATTTACCGACAAGGATTAATTCACTACCAAATTCAAGTGCATCCTGATAACTTTGTAAATCATAGATTTCGTTTGTTTGTGGATTTCTAGCAAATGCCTTTTTAATACCATCTATGTTCATATTTACCGTATCAGCTTTCCAACTAATCGTACGTTTGTTCATTTGTGCTACCGTATCCACTTCTTCATTTGAAATAGATGGTTTGTAAGAAAATGTGTAAGGAGATGTTTTACCAAAAGAGAAACAATTTACAGCATCTTTTGTTCCTGGTTTGTTATAAACAGTACAATCCATGGAAGATTCCTTGACGGATGTTAATAATTGTTGACTAATTCTTTCTTTAATAGTTGAAATTTCATATAATGTTTCATCACTCGTAACAGGAACAGTTTCATCAAATTTACTCACATCATTCAATTTAAGTTCAATGGCACCATCACCTGATAATTGTTCCTTGGTAAAAGTCATTAAATACAAAAACACATTTACGGTTCTCAATTCTGGTGGCAAATCCTGATGACTACAAATTCTTCTAGCTCTACCAATTACCTGTTCTATACGAACAGGATGCCAATAGGGTTCAATAATATGAACATAACGAGTATTTTTAAGAGAAATACCTTCCGCTCCAGAAGCAGTAATCATAAGAACCTTAATAATTTCGCCATATAAATTGTTGGTGGAAATGGTAGATAAGTCGGTAACAATGGTATTGGGAACAGCAGACCAATTGCTGTTATAGATGTTACGAATAATTTCTTTTTCTTCGGCTGTTTCAGTGCCTGTATAAAGAGCATATGTAGGCATACCTCGTTTCTCTTCTGGTATATCAAGATGCCAAACCTCACCACTATCTTTTTTTATTTTAAATTGAGTAAATCCATTGGCATCAAGAATTAATTTCAAGACTCCAATACCTTCAATGGTTCTAAATTGTGTATAAATTAAATGTAGACCACGATGATCAACGTCTTTCAAGTTTTCCAATACATGTAAAAATTTGGGGCTGAATGTTTCTAGTCCTTTGGGAGATAAAAAATTGACAGCATTATCACTCAAGTAATTCATTTCCGTTTGAATTCTATCTGCGTAGGTGGTATCAGTCATTTTTTTAATATCACTCTCCAATACATCAATATCTTCGGCACCATATAATCCATCTGGATTATCCAAACGGTCACGAACTGTAATAGCGTCCAATATATCTTCATCAGCTGTACCTTTTATTGTAGCTTCGATGTCTTGTCCTTCTTTAGGCATGGGTCTTCGGTTTTCAGGGAAGACAAAATTACAAAACGCACGTGAAAAAATTCTATAGGATGACATAGCGTCTTCGTATACATCTGTAGTGACTTGTTTTAATTTCTTTTTAGCAGCGGCTTTAGCAAGTTTTCTTTCTTGAATACGCGCCTGTTCATAAACACCGAATTGAAAATTACTCATAGGAATTTTAACTACTTTAAAATCCGTATCTTTGTTAAAAGAAGGCATCAATTGTTCTTGTGCGCTACGAAAATATGAAGTTAGACCTAATATGCGACGTTTAAACATACCAGCATTTTTTATATTACCTGTATTAGGATCAATGAATCGCGTTTGAAACGCTTCTCGGTCATCTTCTAACGCTTTGAATGTATCAATATGTATATTATTTGTATTAATTTCAATATCATGTTTACTCAAAATAGAAGAGAGTAATCGTATAAAATCCACATCACTTAAGTCTCCTTTATTTCTAACTTTAAAATTAGACACACCTTTGTAGGTTCCATCTTTATTAATATTGATAAAACCAAATGGATTTCTTGTAACAGTAAGTATTTTGGAAGACGGTTTATAATCCAAATAATCTAGTATTTCAAACCTTTCAAATATTTTTAACAGTTCTTCCTTATTTACTTTGCGAGATGTTTTAACATTTAGTGGGAAAGACCATGTTTTGATATAACCACGTAATATATTAAATAAGATAGCGATCTCGTTTGGATAATTAATCATAGGTGTACCTGTAAGTAATACAATTTTACAATTTTCAGCAGATAATAAGTATTCGTATAGACGCATAGAAATAGATTCTGGTCTTTTTATTTTATTCACAATACGACTTACTAAATTATGTGCTTCATCTACCACAACCACCTTATTATCAAACGGGTTAATAGAATAATCTAAAGTCATGTCCTTTAAATGACTATTGCGAAGACCATTATAATTAATAAATTTATAACGACTAGTAATCATTTCGTTAATTTGTAATTCTAAACCCTTCTTTTTATCTGCGTCCAAATCATCAAAGTTAGATGCCTTTTTAACATTCACTAACCAAGCGCCACCTCGTTTTAAGATAGAATCTTTAGATATATTCAATACTCCAGACAACATATCGACTATTTTCTGGTCTTCTTCTGTAGGGTCGGTTGGATTACTAATTGGAACAAAATCCCAATGTTGATTTTTCTTATACATGGTATCACCGCAATTTTTCAATTCTTGTAAATAATTCATACGTAAAGATGCTGGCGTCATGACAACTATTTGTTTGTCTGTTTTCATACCTTCGGCTATAGCAATGGAACTACAAGTTTTACCACTTCCTAAACCATGATACAATAGTAGTCCTCTATAAGGCGTATAGATATTGAGATAATCTCTCACTATTTTTTGATGGGTAAGTAGTGCGAATTTGGCGTCATCTGGTTTATCACAACTTATAGTAGATTCATTTTTGTCAAGTTCTTCTTTATAGGGTCTAAACAATGCATTTGTAAAGTTGACGAAATTTTCACGATTATTCATGTAATAGGCGTTTGCTCGCAACAACACTTGTTTTTCTTTAATAGGTAAACGTTCAATAAGTTTGGCATCACCGATAATCTGTTCCATGTCAATATCATCAGCAATAATATCCATCTTTGGTTTTGGTGTGCGTCTAATATTCACGCCAGTATTTGTATTTGTATCTGTATCAGTACCTTTAACATTTTTGTCAGTTTCCTCGTCACCTTCAGCAGGTATAAGCCTTATTTTTTTAGCTATTTTTTTCACTTTTTTCACAATAGGTTTACTAACAATTGGTTGTGGAGGAACTTCTTTGACTTTGCTAGATTGGACAACTCCTTTAAGTTTTTTAATAAATTCGGTTCTATCAATTAAATTTGCTTTTGTTTTATCAATCAGTTTTGTTTGTATTTCAACCTTTTCCTCTAGTTCAGGTTCTGTTATATTTACTTTAATTTGTTCTACTTTATTTGGAACTGGTTTTACTTTTAATCTAGCTAAAACACTTGTAGACATCTTATAATAAATAAAGACAATAATTTAGAAAAGAAAAACTTAATGTCTTTTGTGATCGGTTATCTTAAGTGTATATTCTAACATGTAATCTAAATCGTGGTTACTAATCTAACAATTTTAATGTTTCTTCACAAGCCATTTGTTCTGCCTTGCGTTTGATTTTATGAATACCCTTCCCCAAAAACACAAATACTTTGCCATCATTTTCCATTCGCGTTTGGATATTGTCAAATGAGCCGAATGTTGTGAAATTATCAGCATTTTCCTTATTTACTTCGTGTATTTTTTGTCCTAAACACAAATAGACACCCATTTCATAGCCAGTTTCGTCATCATGATTAATTTCAATATAATGAGGTGTATCTTGAAACTTCTTTTGAATTTTGACTTGAAGAATGTTCTTATAATTATCATCGTCTTGAATCAATTTGACCCAATCTACATGTTTTTCAAAAATAGACTCTACAAATATTTGTGCCATTTGAAATCCTGGTCCAGTAACAAAGACATTTTTAAACCAACCTTCTTCGTCTGCTACATCAATCTTGTTAAAATCCAAAAATAGGGCTCCTAAGAAGGACTCAAATAAACAGCCCAGTTTTTTTAAATTGGTTCTCGTCTTCTTTTCCTCAGCATGTTTAGAGATAATATAATACTTATGTAATCCCATTTCTAGAGCTAATTTACCAATAGCTTCATTTTTTACCAAGGCAATTTTTTTTTCGGTCATAAATCCCTCGTTTTCTTTAGGAAAACGTCGATACAAGTAATATTTAGTAATACATTCAAGAACACCATCCCCTAAAAATTCTAATCGCTCGTTAGATTTAGTATGTAAAGGTAAACAATCTATCGGTTGATCCATAATAGTAATATTTTCTTGTAGGTTATGTAATTGTGGTCGTTTTGTATAAGACCTATGAACAAATGCGCGTTTATAAAGTGCCATATTATGAACAGGACCCTTAACCCCGTATTTTGTTAGAATATATTGAACTTGGCTCAATGTAATCTCAACATTATTGGAATTGTATGGATTGAAAATTAATCCTTCGTCTGTTTTAACAATGTCATCGTCATTTGAAATCTTAAGTTCACTCATTCCGCTATATTAATATTGTCACATGTATTTAGACTATTTCGTTAAATATTCTAAAAGTAAAAAAATAATATTTAGTGATTATATAAATGGTTTTAATGAACGCAGGTAAAAAGGCTAGAAATGTCTCATCTATAACTAACAATACAAAAATTTTTGGTACAATGGCTGGTTTAGGACCTCGCGTTGGAGTAGGTACTGGTAATAATGCTGTATACAGACACATACAAATCAAGGGTGCTAGAGGATTACCTATTTTATATAACAAATCAATACCATTTCAACTAGCTTACTTAAAGAGTAATAAATTACTTTCAGTCAATCCTTTAGGTTCTGGTGGTGTCGGAAAGAAGAGCCTCTTATTTTCTGGTTCTCGTAGTGGTTATGTTGCTTAAACATAAATATTCGAATGTATATAAATCACACACAACACTATACAAACAAACCATATAAATAATATATTATCTAATTGTATAGTATATTATGCCACAAAGAAATGGATACAAAAGTCATCGCGGACGTTCCGCTGTTGCTAGAAGAACCGAATTTGGTGGTGCTAGTGGTACCAATGGTATAATGCCATCTATCTTAGTAAAGACAGCTGATGGTAAAACAGTTAGAACTAGTTATTTTGGTGGACCAAAAAAAGGTGGTGCTGCTCCAAGTGCAACTGGATTTATGAGAGCCAATTCTACTTCACAAGCCTTCCAACCATCAGCCCCTGCTCAAAGACCCAACTATTTATTCAATTTTAGACAAAACTTTTCCAAGGGGTATGCTGGAGCCGGTGGACCTTTACTGTAAACAGTAGACACTTGTATATATTTAATAAATAAGCAATTAAACATAAGTATCATTATTATGGTATACTTATGTTTATTAAAATAGACTATAGAGAAGAAGGTTTGAAAATAAATATGAACTTATTATTCAAAGAACATAGTCATGAAATAGAAACAGAAAATTTGGCTTTAGGTGATATAATCTTATTAAATAATGACCGTGAAGAAAAGGTTATTTTTGAGAGAAAATCTCTCTATGACTTAGCATCAAGTATAAAGGATGGTAGATATGCCGAACAGTCGTTTAGACTCAATGAATGTCAACAACACAATCATAATATTATTTATGTTATAGAAGGAGACTTGGAGAAATATAACCCGACAAAAGGACGTATGGATAAGAAAACACTTTATTCTGCCCTCATCACTTTGAACTATTTCAAAGGGTTTTCTGTAATTCGCACCAAAAATATTAATGAAACATGTGAACTCATCATTAACTTTGCTGATAAATTGGGAAGAGAACCGAAAAAGACAAGTTATTATGATGAAAACAAAGTGGAAAAGGAAGTGAACTATTGTGAAGTCATGAAAAAACAGAAGAAGAATAATATTACGCCAGAAAATATTGGTGAAATTATGTTGTCTACTATACCAGGAGTAAGCAATAAAAGCGCAATTTCAATTATGAAAGAATATAACACACTGAAAAACTTGATGAAAAAAATGACAGAAGACCAAACATGTCTGGATAATTTTAAATTGGTTTGTGAAAATGGACAATCCCGAAAAATCAGTAAAACATGTATTGAAAATATTAAGAAATATGTTCTTTGTCAGGAATAATTCTATGAAGATATTATATATCTACAAATAAAGAATGGAAGAAGTATATACATATTTAGGGTATATTTTGATCGCAATTTTAGTTTATTTGATTATGAAAACAATTGTTGAAAAAAGAGGTGGAAAGAAGGAAGGATTTATGGGACTGTTCAAAGACACAGAAGAAGATAGTAAAACAGAAGTTGAAAATGAAACATTCGCCAAGTTAGAAGAAAACATAAAGAATTTACAAGAAGCTACCGATAAAACGACATCACAATTGAATTTAGACAAAAATCGAAAAAATTGGGAGGAATTGATTGTTGCTATGGAAGATAGAATCAATTCAGTTTCACTTCAATCAGTTTCTTCATTGGCTGATATGATAAAGGAGGATCCAGACAATAGTAAATTACTAATTATTATGGATAAATTAAACACATTTACCAAATATCGGGAGACATTGAAAGAAAATATGAAATATTTAGATGGTCTAAAATAATAGTCCGTATTAAAATCTTTACTACTAAATTGTTAGTAATAAATATTTGTTAATTTGTTTATTTGTTAATTTGTTGTGATATACCTATATTTTCATTTAAGCTGGTTTCATATAAACCTCATCACCTTTATAGTAGCCTGCATCTACAGCAGATTCAGTAAAATCATGTCCACCCCAATTTACATCCATGGCATTAGTACTTATTTTTCCCTTACCCTCTTGTTGATGTGTCATTTTATCTAGAGGTGTATATTCGCCTTGATATAAATTAATAGGGTCATATCCAGGATATGAATTTTCATTGTATGGATCATCGTCACGTCCGGCATCAATTAATTTTGTGTCAGGTGGAACACCTTGTTGTGATTCTTGAGCTGATAAAGGAATTGCATGTGCGTCTGTTCCATAAGTCAACATAGGTGGAAGACCACCTTGAAGGTCAGTAGGGCTAGGGCGGAATTTATAAACAGGATTGCCTTGTGTGTCATAAGAATGTTGTAAGAATAGAACAGGACATTTAATGTTTTGACTTCGTTGCCAATCTAAGAATTCTACATAATCTTCTAAATTATTAAACTTAATTGGATTTACACCAGGTATTTTAGCTTTCTTTGAATTATGTAAATACAATTCCTTGCCTTTTTGAATGAGTATGTTGGGACAATTGCTTTGACTAACCTCAAACCCTTCAATTATATCTTGGGAAGTATATTTACAGGTAAAATATAATCCTAGTAGAAAAACAATAGTTATAATAAGAATTTTTAACATATATATTATACTTTTAGAAAAAGTAAAATGAAATGATAATAATTGGTATACTTTTTATAAAAGTATAATATATATGAAACTACTGTATGTAAATGGACAAAATGCGAAATATTTCGACAGTGAAAACAAAAAGAAACCAGTCTTCGCCAAATATTTCAGTCCTACATGTCCAGCATGTGTAGCAATGGAAACAGATTGGGATGAAATGTGTAAAGAAATCGATACAAAATACGATACCGATTTAATGATGGCACAAATAGACCCTCAAGGTATGACTGAATTGGAGAATACGGATACATATAGTGATATTCAATATGTACCAGCACTTATTTTGTTAAAAAATGGAAAAAAAGTGGATGAATATAATGGTCCTAAAAAGAAGGAGGATTTAATAAAATTCTTGATGAAAAACGGTTTAATAAAACCAAAATATACGGGTGGTAAACGTATTAAGAAAAAATCATCTGGTAAGACACGTGCTAATAAATGTAAGAAGAGTAAGCTGAGTAAGATGAGTAAGATGAGTAAGAGGGGTAGAAAAACTCATAAAAGAAAAACGAAGAGAAAAATATGTAGAATAACAAATCGTAAATCGTAAATAATAAATAATAAATCGTAAATAAATAGTAATTTTGCGAGACAGAAAAATAAAAACGAAAGTAGAAAAACGAAAGTAGAAAATAAAAATTGAAAATTGAAAATTGAAAATATGTTTATCTATCAAATATTAAATACACGTATTTACAAATAAAGGAATTTAGAGAAATGACTGAGTTTGGATTTGTTGAAAATAGTAAGTGGTTAAAACCATTTATAATTCAATTAAAAGAACACTATGCTAAAATAAGTACTATGAATAGTGCGAATGATAACTTAGCTACAGATGAACAAACTATATTTACAAATACGAAATTGACATTCAATGACGCAAATGAGTTTGCTATACAGAATATAGACGCAATATTCAAAGAGGATTGTTTCACGCTATTTCGGAATAAATATTCATGGACAGAATGTATTGAAAAGGGTAATCAGCATAAACGTGAACGATGTAGAGTGAGTCGTGGTTTTGGTAACAGATATGTACCGAATCATAAAAGATTCAATCCTACATTTCATGATGAGAAATATGAAGATATCGTATCGTTAGCAAAATATAGCTATAATTACTTGTATTATCGTAATGAAATTGAAACTATTTTAAAAACTCCTTCAAGTGATTATACACGGTATAGTCTATCATGTTATACAAATGTATTAAACCGTTTCTTCATGTTGAATTTGAGACATGTTCAAAAAATTGATACCAACAAAATAAGCCCGTTTGAGCAAATATTAGAGACATATGATTCAACAGTACAGATAATGTAATTCAAGTGAATAAAGAAATCAACTCGATAAATCAAGACGATAACTCATATATCATATATTATACTATACATGACATATTACATAGATAGTGTCATTTTTTTCACGTACTTAAATAAAAAGTTGATAAGGAAATAAACGGAAAGTGAGATATATAATTAAATCAAACATGTCCGTTAAAGAACAAACTGTTAAATTACTTGACTTCAATATCTATGATGAAGTTGGTGGAGGGTCTGTGAGCGATTCATCACAGTCTAGTGACAGTGAAGCAAGTACTGGATACAAATATAAACAAGATGAAAAAAGGTTCGTAATACAAATATTTGGAATCAATGAAACAGGAGAAACATTTTGTATATTCGTAAATGACTATAAACCATTCTTCTATGTGAAAGTAGATGATGATTGGAATCAAGACAAAAAGATAGAATTCCTTAATCATATCAAGACAAAAGTAGGAAAGTATTATGAAAATTCCATATGTGAGTGTAAATTGATTAAACGTAAAAAATTATATGGATTTGACGGAGGAAAGGAACATAAGTTTGTTCTATTAAAATTCAAGAATACTATTGCTATGAACAAAGTAAAAAATTTATACTATTCTTATGAAAAAAACGGTGGTGGAAGACGTCTAATGGATTACGGGTATAAATTCCAAGGAACATCCACCTATTTATACGAGGCAAATATTCCTCCATTACTGAGGTATTTTCATATAAAGGAAATAAGTCCATCAGGTTGGATAGGCATTCCTTTGAAAAAAGCTACAGTAGTCATTAATAAAAAATCAAATTGTAAATATGAATACGAAATAGGGAATAATGACATAGTTCCTCTCAATGATAAGGAAACCGTTGTGCCTTATAAAATATGTAGCTTTGATATTGAGGCGAGTAGTAGTCATGGCGACTTTCCGGTTCCAATCAAGTCTTACAAGAAATTGGCGATTAGTATTATGGAACATTATGATGCTAGTAGTGACGAGATTTCAAAAGGAGAAATCACAAAAATTATAAAAACCGCATTTGGTTACGATGATGTAGTTAATATTGATAAAGTATATCCCAAGATTAAACCCAAGTTACAAACCCTGAATAAATTAGTTGAGCGATTGTATAATGAACCCATTGAGGATTTATGCAAAGATGACGAATCAAATGAAAATACAATTGAAGCGATGTTTGAAAAGATGAATACTGCAGCGGCAGATGAAGACGATGATGATGGTAATTACGATAAAAAATGTGCTAAATTGGATTTGAGTATCAATATTATTGATTTGATAAACAATACGTCAATCAAGCGTGAAGAAAAGGTGGACAAATTAACCGATGCATTTCGTGGTGCTGGATTTCCCAATTTAGAAGGTGACAAAGTGACTTTTATTGGCTCTACCTTTCTAAAATATGGTGAAGAAAAACCGTATTTAAATAATTGTTTAGCACTGGATACATGTAGTAAAGTAGATGAAATTGAAAACAGTGAAATAGTAAGTTATAAAACGGAGCGTGAATTATTAATGGCTTGGAAAGAGTTGATTTTGAAGGAAGATCCTGACATTATTATCGGTTATAATATCTTTGGTTTTGATTATCAATTCATTCATATTCGTGCTCGTGAAAACCATTGTGAAGAAGAATTCTTGAAATTGTCTAGAAATATAAATGAGATTTGCGGAGAAAAAGATGATGATACTGGTAAAATCAAGATTGAAGAAAGTAAAATTGTATTGGCAAGTGGTGAACATGATTTGAGGTTCATTAAAATGAATGGTCGTCTTCAAGTAGATATGTATAATTATTTCCGTCGCGATTATAATTTGACATCTTATAAATTGGATTATGTTTCGGGATATTTCATTGGAGACGATGTTAAGAAACTTGAACATAGTCATGATGTTTTCGAAGATCCTAGTGGTAATGAATGTATTCGTGAAACGACCAAGATTTTCAGCAAGAACTTATCCGGTTTGGAGAATGGTAGTTATATTAATTTTGAGGAAACCAGTCATTCAACTGATTATTACAAAGAGGGGCAAAAGTTCAAGGTGTCAAATGTGAACAAAGATGACGGTACATTTGAAATTGAAGGCATTGAAACGCCTGATATGACAAAGCATGTAAAATGGGGTTTAGCCAAAGATGATGTTACTCCTCAAGATATCTTTCGCATGACAAATGAAGGTCCAGATGAACGTGCCATCATTGCGAAATATTGTATTCAGGATTGTAACCTAGTTCATCATTTAATGAATAAAATAGACGTTATCACTGGTTATACAGAAATGTCCAAAATTTGTAGTGTTCCTATTAACTTCTTAGTCATGCGTGGACAAGGTATTAAACTAACAAGTTATATTGCGAAAAAGTGTAGAGAAAAAAAGACTCTTATGCCTGTATTAGAAAAACCAATGTTTGACGACGGATATGAAGGTGCTATTGTTTTGGATCCCAAATGTAATTTGTATCTGGACAATCCAGTTGCTTGTGTAGATTATAGTTCTCTATATCCATCATCTATGATTAGTGAAAATTTGTCACATGATAGTAAGGTATGGACCAAAGAATATGATTTACATGGTAATTTAATTCGGGTAACAGGTGACACTGATTGTAGTGGAAATTTCATATATGATAATTTGCCCCGATACGAATACGTAGATGTAGAATATGACACATTTAAATGGATTTCTAATGCGAGAGGCAAATCAGAGAAAACACATAGTGGAACAAAAGTGTGTCGTTTCGCGCAATTTCCTGAAGGACGGGCTATTATGCCTTCCATTTTAGAAGAATTATTGGCTTCCAGAAAAGCAACGAGAAAAATGATTCCGCAACAAACCGACGAATTTATGAAAAATATTTTGGATAAGCGACAACTTAGTTATAAGTTAACAGCAAACTCATTGTATGGTCAATGTGGTGCCAAGACAAGTACATTTTACGAGAAGGATGTTGCTGCTTCTTGTACCTCAACCGGTCGTAAGTTATTGACATATGCTCAACGAGTCATTGAAGAAACATATGGTGATGTTATTGTTGAGACCAAGTTTGGAAAAGTTCATTCAAATGCTGAGTACGTATATGGGGACACGGATTCTGTATTCTTTACATTTAACTTGAAAACATTAGATGGTGAAGAAATTCGTGGTCAAAAGGCGTTGGAAATCACCATTGAATTAGCAAAGGAAGCTGGTGAAATGGCGACAAAATTTTTGAAGAAGCCACATGATTTGGAGTATGAAAAGACATTCATGCCATTTTGTCTTCTTTCAAAAAAGCGGTACGTTGGAATGCTATATGAGAATGATCCAAATAAAGGAAGTCGTAAAAGTATGGGAATTGTCTTGAAGCGTCGCGACAATGCGCCAATTGTAAAGGATGTGTATGGAGGAATTATTGATATATTGATGAAAGAAAAGAATATTCAAAAAGCTGTGGAGTTTTTACAAAGTAGTTTACAAAACATCATTGAAGAGAAATATCCGATGGATAAACTCATTATTACCAAATCACTACGTTCAAACTATAAAAATCCAAAGCAAATAGCTCATAAAGTATTGGCTGATAGAATGGGTAGACGTGATCCAGGGAATAAACCGAGTAGTGGTGATAGAATACCCTTTGTATATATTGAGACGAAAAACAAAGCAGCACTACAAGGTGAAAAGATTGAACATCCGGAATATATTGTAAAGAACAAAATACGACCGAATTATTCGTTCTATATTACAAATCAAATCATGAAACCGGTTCAGCAGGTATTTGCTTTGGTTCTAGAAGATATAGATGCGTTTAAACGACAGAAACGGAACTTTCAAATGAAGGTGGATACCTTGAAAAATACCATGGAAGATGGTGAAAAATTAAACGCAAAAATAAATGATTTACGTAATAAGGAAGTGAAGGCATTGTTATTTGATAAATATTTAAGAGAAACTGATAACATGAAAAATAATATGAAAAGTATTACAACATTCTTTAGATAGCGAATTGAAAGAATAAGTATTTTATGTGTATAGGATATAATTTATAACTATAAAAATATAGAAAAACTTCTATATTTTTATTTGTAAATTTAATGATTATCGTGTTAATAATTATTATTGTCGTGTCAACAATTATCTATTGTAATTATATAATGAGATTATTTGGAATTTCTCTCCCCAATCTATTTGGCAAGAGTGTTAAACATAGTTCACACAAACGTCGTCGTTCAGGAAGTAAGACACATCATAAGACACATCACAAAAAGCATTCTTCTAAAAAAAGACGTAATAAATCGCGTAGATATAAAATGCGTGGTGGCTGAGGAGGAGACGCTCCCACTAGTTCACTCATTCCTAAGATTGGTGGCATGAAGGGTGGATGATGTTCCTCTAGTACAACCATGTAAAATCAATATATCATAAAACTAGATATACACATTTGAATAATATTCCGGAATGACAATGTTGAAAAGTATTTATGAATATAAGTTACTTTCAATATTTGAGATTGAATATAATTATAATAAAAATTATATAAATATTTTTATTATATTTGTAACCATTACTGTAGTATATCCATATATATCATACCCTTATTGTTTTATGGTTAAAACATTCACGATGAACCACGAACCAATTGCTAACCACATACCATATAAAACATTTCCTGCTTCGTATATTACCCATCGAAAAGCACTACAATGTGGTGACATGATTAGAAAAGGTGATACGATTAATCCATACCATGTAAAAGGGGCGCAAAAATAAATATATAATTGTGAACAAACATAATGAATAAAAATCCAACTTAGATAAAATAAAATGATTGATTTTATATTATTTAAAAATTTAATAATTAGATTGAAATAGGTATCATACATATAAATATACTACAGTAATCTTTATATTTATATTTCAAATAGTTTTTACAATAACTGGTTATACACAAATAATTACTCTATATTGTTCCAATCGTCATCCACATCGTCATCCGTGTCGTGATCCACATCGTCATCCACCTCATTATTTTCCGGATTATTTCTTGAAATACTATTCAAAAATAAATTGGTTAAATTGGAAGAAGTTGTATTCGATGGATGTGATGAAGTAGTGTATGTATTTGTAGGTGTCTGTATTACGTACTCGAAATTAATAACTCCACTATCGTCATTACTATTGGTTATATTATTTGTAACATATTGTCGTAATGTGTTTGTCACTTGTTCGGTAAATGTATTTACCAAATTTTCAATATTTGGTTCACTATCATGCATATTGCTATTTTCATTATTATTATTTTCATTATTATTATTTTCATTATTATTATTTTCATTATTATTATTTTCATTATTATTATTTTCATTATTAGAAACAGTTGATTGATCATTGCTTCTATGTTCATCACTAATATTTGACGTATGTTCTGGTATAATATATTCACGGATGTCATATCTACAAACTGGACATAATACGCTTCTGTCAAACCAAGAAAGTAAACTATCCTCCATAAAACAATGTCCACAATGATGTATTCGTAATATTCTATCTGTTTCTTGAAATGGTGATTGTGTTATAGGACATATATTACCAGAGACATCTTCTGTCATTATATTTTCAGTAGCATTTTCTATTTGTATTCTGGTAGGTCTTACAATGACTGGTGTTAAATTTTCAGCATTAAAAGCATTTGAAAATAAGTTATTAAATAAATAAGCATTAGGTGTTGTTGTAGTTCGGGTTGTTGTAATAGGGGTCCATATACTAGACGTTGATGGTCTATTATCATAATATTGACTCGCTGTACGGGCATGTCTATTAACGGGTTGTCTAGTAGTACTTGGTTGTCTAGTAGTACTTGGTTGTCTAGTATTGTGTTGTCTCAATGTATTTAAAGGAAAACTATAGGATGAATTATAATCATGTGTAGTAGGATGTATATTCTCTGTAAATAATGGAATTCGTGTATTATTATTATTATTCAAATTATTCAAATTATTCTCAGCTCTCAACATTTCCCTAAGTCCGCCTTCAATTTGTTGTATAGTGTTGTTGGTCTGCCTAAAAATCATGTTAGATGAACAAATAAGTTCATTGTACATATCTAATATTCGGTTTCTAAATGGCTCCATAATAATCTATATACTGTCCATAAATAAATATATTTAAATCTTAATTTAATTGGTTTAAACATTTTTTGTTTATATTAATAAGTATGACAAGTAATGGTTTAACCGGATTAGCTAATTTAGGCAATACCTGTTTTATTAATTCATGTATGCAGGTATTAAGTCATACATATGAATTGAATGATTTTTTAGACAAAGATGGTGGGAAATATAAGGATAAACTGTCTGTTTATCACAATAAAGAGTATTTATTAGATTCAAAATTATTGGTTGAATGGGATAATTTAAGAAAATTAATGTGGCAAAAAGACCAATTAATTTCACCTGGGGGGTTTGTAAAAGCGATTCAATGTGTAGCCAGAGAAAAGAATCGTGACATATTTACAGGTTATGCTCAAAATGATTTGCCAGAATTTCTATTATTTATATTAGAGACATTTCATAATGGAATGAGAAGAGAAGTTGATATGGTTATAACTGGTAAAATTAAATCTAAAAAAGATGAAATGGCAAAATCGTGTTATGAAATGATGAAAACCATGTATAGTAAAGAATATTCAGAGATGTTGGACATATTCTATGGAATTCACGTTTCGCAAATAGTTCAAAATAACAAGGTGGTTAGTATAAAGCCAGAACCCTATTTTATTGTAGATTTACAAATGCCCGAAAAAGGGGGTTCAACCATTCATGATTGCTTTAAAAGATATTGTGAAGGAGAGAAATTAGAAGGAGAAAATGGTTGGTTCAATGAAAAAACAAAAAATATAGAAAATGCGGAGAGAAAGATTGTATTTTGGAGTCTACCTAAAGTATTGGTGATAGATTTAAAGCGATTTAGACCGGATGGTAGAAAAATCCAAATGTCTATCGATATTGAAGTTGATGAACTGGATTTAAGTGATTTTGTAGAAGGTTATGAAAATAAGAATTGTAAGTATGAATTGTATGGCGTATGTAATCATAGTGGAGGAACCATGGGTGGTCATTATACAGCAACAGTTCGCACTAAAAAAGAGAGTGTAAATGAATGGCATTTATTCAATGATACAAATGTGTCGAAAGTGAATTTTGATGGAAAAAACAATACATCTGGATATTGTCTATTCTATCGTAAAAAATTAAATAATGAATAAATATATATAGATAATGATTATGTCATATGATTCAATATTAGGAGTTCCAGTAATCGAGACTGGAGGAATTACTTCACAAAATAATAAAAACAATATGGGAATAGGTTTAGGTGGTCCTATGATGTTAATATTTATAGTAGTACTTTTACTATTCATTCTTTTATTTTCCAGTTTAGGAAAAAGTGAGTCATCAACCACCTATGTAAATAGCGGTAACAGTGGTTCGACCAATATGTTAACTGTTTTATTGGGTGGTGTCGTATTAACTATTCTTGTGTTAAATGGATTCCAATACTTTTTTGACATAAATTTAACTGCTAATTTAAAGAATTTATTTACAAAAACACCCTCATTAGAATTGACAGTTGAACAAACAGAACCATCTGTCGCACCGGTTCCAGAAATAACAGTAAAAAAACAAGTATTCCATATTCCTGGTAATGATTATACATATGATAATGCCGAATCATTGTGTAAAGCATATGGTTCACGATTAGCTACGTATGATGAAGTAGAGAAATCATATGATAATGGTGCTGAATGGTGTAGTTATGGGTGGTCTGACAAACAATTAGCTCTTTTTCCTACACAGAAGAAAACCTGGAATAAATTACAAACCATAAAAGGTCATGAAAATGATTGTGGACGCGCTGGTATTAATGGCGGATTTATTGCGAATCAAAATGTAAAATTCGGTGCAAATTGTTTTGGATATAAACCCAAGATTACTGATACAGAGATGGCCATGATGAAAACAGAACCCCTATATCCAAAAACAATGGAGGATATTAAAGAGGAGAAACAAGTGGACTATTGGAGAAGAAAAATACCTGAAATATTGGTTTCTCCCTTTAATAAAAGTGTTTGGAGTTTAATTTGATTTACACCTTTTCAATTACCGATTTTTATATAGTATTAACCATATAAAAATCTTTTATAAATAATTTTAATTTCCCTTATTTTACAGTTACAGTTATAAATATAAATATAAATATAAATATTATTACTAGATAGGTGCTGTAAATTTTGTAAAATCATCTACAATACCATATATATATTCATCTGTCTGTAATAATTTATCTTTCTCTTCTTCGTCTTCATCTTCTTCATCTTCTTCTTCTTCATCTTCATCTTCATCTTTTACTTCCTCTTCCTCTACTTCATATTCTACTTCAGGAATATTTTGGTAAAACTGTTTAACCTTTTTATTCGTTTTGATTTTGTTGGGTTCAAAGTTGGAAAGATATAATCCCTCCATATTTTTCACACGTGATAATGCTACATATGTCTGTCCACATTCAAAGATTCCTCTACCTATATCTATTTCTGCCATTGATAGAGTTGCTCCTTGAATCTTGTGAATCGTCATAGCCCAAGCAAGACATAGTGGATATTGACCAACTGCGATTGTAGGATAATCTTCGGATTGCCAATATTTTATACTCATAGCCACTTTATGTCCATTTGAAAACAATACCACCGGAACCAAATTGGTTTGTGTTTTAGAATCTTCAATAAAATCAACTACTTTTCCAATTGAACCGTTACAAATACCATTGTCAATATCCAAATTTACAGTACACATCACATTAGCACCTATTTTTAATTCAAGTGTTTTTACACAAGGGCTATTATTAGCGAGAGTAGCACTTTCAAATTCCATTTTTTTTGGAGTTAAATTTTTGCGACATTTGGATAATACATTTGAAGGAATTTCTTTATCAGAACCATCCATATATTTATCACAATTACTCCTAGTAACAAATTGGAATGTGTAACTATCTCCTTTTAATTGCTGAAACATTTCTCTATTCACATTATCCACTTTATTTTTTGTAGGATATAATTTTGTAGGAATAATTCCCTGATATTTTTCAGAATCAAATGTCCTATTTATATATTTCTTGAGAACATTAACATCTTCTGTAACAACATTTCCCATGCGGATATTACCGAGGATTCTGCGAAACACGGAATCATCTTGACGAAACATAGTTTTTAATACGATATGATTATCCATTGGAAATGTGTGTAGCCACTCGTCCGATTCAAAACAGAACATTTCTTCTCCTTCTTGAGCATTATTCACACATACAGGTGGTAGTTGAAAGAAATCACCAACAAATACTATTTGTAATCCACCAAATGGTTTTGAATAGCATTTGCGCAGACGCTTGCCGACTATATTTAATAGTTCAAATATACGTTTTGACATCATACTTACTTCATCTACAATAAGAACATCAGTATTTCTCCAAGCGTTTCTAGCCACATGATTATAAACAATACTTTCTATAATATCTTCTATTTCTCCTTTTCCTAATCGTATTCCACTCCATGAATGAATTGTGCGAGCATTACATTCTAATAAAAGAGCTGCACAGCCAGTCATAGCACATACTTGTATTTTACGTCCGTGATGAATAGATGATTTAACTAAGTGACGAATAAGTAATGTTTTTCCAGTCCCTCCCTCACCAGTAATGAATAGATTATCACCATTTTCAAATTGTTGTAAAGCACATGATTGTTCTATGGATAAAGAATGCTTTGTCATACTATTTCTAGTATCTGTATGTTTCACTTCGTCAGATGACGTATTAGCATTCTTATGTTCAGTATTTTCATTCTTTGCACATACCTTTTCTGCCTTTTCCTGTGCTTTTACGTTCCTATTAACTTGCGTTTTTTGTTGATAATATTTTTTTTTCTCCATTGCCTCGTTAATTTGAATTTCATCCAGTTTTGTGCTTTGTATAATTTCTTCCATCGGAATATGATTATTCATCATTTTACAAGCAATTTCTAGAATATGTGATTTAATCCCTCCATAGGTTCTGTTATGATTTTTCGCAATAGTTGGAATAGATATTTCTTTTTTTAATTCATCTAATAGCTGTGAGTCTTCTTCATCCGTCCATCTTTTGCCTTTAGCACTTGGTTGTATATTTCCATTTGTTATATTATTTACGATTTTGTTTTCGTTTTCGTTTTCGTTATTAGCATTATGGTGATAAAAGTCTCGTATATCAGTAATTGAATTTTTTTTCATGATGTTGTAATTTATTATAATCTATATAATAATATAAATCATTCAATTTTATTGAAATCAATTACCTATATATTTACGAATAAAGATGATGTTAATAAATAAAATATTATTATTACTAATTATATAATAATATTTCACAGGTGTAAGAGCATGAATAAACGATACAATAACCGAATAAAAGATATTATTGAGGGCTATAAAGGTATAATGGATTTAGATTTAACAAATGTTCAAGAAGGACTAAAAAAACAATTGGCAGAACAACATATGAAGGACATAGATAATTACAAGGCGGAACAAGCCAAATTAAAACCTCAATTAAGATATGAAAATACGGTAGAGCGTATTCAAAAAATACATGCTATGGATGAAAAGCAACAACAAATACGTAGTAAAATACAAATGGAAGAACGCAGAAAATACAATGAATTGTATAATTCACGTTAATACATAATCAGACAGATCCACCATTTCATTTCATGCGATATTTTTATAAAGATTATAACACCCTATAAAAATATTTGTTCTGTATTATTATATATTAGAGCCAACTACCGAGTATTTACATAACTAAATTTTTAATTTAATTTTTTAATCAATACTATAAGACTAAATACGGCTATTATCATATTATGAGAATGATAATTATATATTGGTTTTTCTATTTTGTCATCATATTGATGAATAACACCTAATCCTAATCCACTTAGTGCAAATAATAAAGGAATATACAATGGTAACTTTATTTTTTTTACTAAATCTAGAAATAACAATGATAAAATAGCAAATGTTTTTGACAATAAAGCCACATGACCGATTAATCGTGAATTCATCATCATGATTATATATAATAAAAACAAAATATTTTATACCTCATTCAAATTTATCGCTGTTTTCGCGTCTTTTTCTTGTTATTTTCTCTCTTGCTTCTCGTTTTTCTACCATGTAACTTCCTCTTACTAGGCTCTAACATACCCAATAGTTTGTCATATATACCCTCTCCTATAGATTCAGTCTTATGTTCATACTTGATAGTATTGTTTTTCTGTACCTGTTTTTGTGTGAAAAATAACCCTGCAGGGACTGCTAAATCCTTAAAAGTATTTAATAATACTTTGCTAGCACCATCGACGACACTACCACCTGATTGTGAAGGTAATTCTTGACCAGACTGTATAGTATCCTTTAATAACTCCGATTGAATGACAAATCCACCACCCATCAAATCCCCATTTTTATTTGTATTAAATACTAAATCATTTATACCAAAATTACTATAATCCATATACATAATACGAACATAAATTAATTGTTATAATACCGCTTAATATCAGGAACCATTTTAATTTCTCTCTTCTCCTTGATATAATTCATAATTTGGTCAACCTTTGCTTCGTCATGAAATAAATCAGTTAGACATCCTTCTAAAAACCCTAGAGTAATCGGTGCGGTTTGTTTATTCTGCGCAAACTTTAGCTTACCGTCACTAATCTTAATCGTGGATGTAGATAAATTATGTTCATCTACAAAATCAAAAATAGTATCGGCTAAATTGTTGCGTTCATTGCGTATTTCTCTCGTCTGTTCATTCAATATTTTTAACTGAGAATCTAATGAAACCCATTTTTTTATATCTCCTTGAAAGTTTTCCATATTATTGTATTATTAGACAAAATATCTTTATGTAAAAATAAAGTTGAAATTAATAAATAGATAAATAGATATAATAATATACTATTATACACAATGTCAATTGCTACCCGAATTACTATTTCTCATTTAAAACATGTAATAGTGAATGCTGGTAAAAAAGTAAATACTCCTCTTGGAAGATGGTCCTCGCATATAAATAAAAATAAAAATCAAGGTTTAATTGTAGATTATTCTAATGAAGACCATTGCGGTAGTTGTGGTGACTATATCAAAAATAAAAGATATGGTGACAAAAAAATACATAATGCTAATGATTCTATGAATACTAATAGTATGGAGAGTCAATATGAAATAGAATATTCTAACATGATGGTAAATACTCCACAATAATATATGTGAGGTATTAACCGAATTGATTAGGTGTAGAATTTTAACGTCTAGAGCTTCTAGAGCTTCTAGAGCTTCTAGAACTTCTGTATTTCTTATGGGATTTTCCATGAGCCTTAGCAGAACGTCTTTTTTGTGTGCGTTTTTGTAAAGAAAATAATCCAAAAGGCACTAAAGCTTGTTGTAAAAATCCGCCCTTTTTGGAAGAACGAGAACGTCTTCTTTTACGCATAGATTTGGAACCACAATGACACATCTTGTGTGATTTTTTACACTTACGACATTGACGTTTTTTGCCACCAGATTGAGGGCTAGGATAACCTTTTACAGCAACTTGGTGTTGTACATAGGTTGTACCACTAGTTGATTCGCTAGAATTAGTGACGGGTGAAGTTGTATGAGTTGTCATTATACAGTATTATGATAAAATATTTTATACAATATTAGATATAAAATATTTTATGTTTAACGTCTCTTTTTATGGGTCTTAGAACGTCTTTTGGTTTTGCGTGAAGCAGATTTTTTCATTGAACGTTTAGACTTGGTACGCTTGGATTTGGAACGTCTCGATTTACTGTGACGACGTTTTTTGCCTCCAGACATTGTTTGGTCCATTAAGGATGAAGCGGCCTTTACAGCACTACTAATATCACCAACTGGTTGAGCCATACGCATAATTCCTGCCATTATATACTAAATGATTAGATAATATTATTTTAAATACCAATTTTTTAAATTGCTACGCACCAATAAATAAAATATGCCTAAAATTAACAGAAAACTAATAATAACGAATATTAAAGATAAATATATATAAGGATATATTTCCTGAATAATGAGACTAATTAAGGGTTTGAAAAATTCCTTCATTTCATTTTTAACATCTTCTCTTCCTAAAACAGATAGACACTGCTCAATTATTTGTTCCTTCATTACTTTAACGTATAAAATAAAAATATATATTTAGCGTGTTATTTTCCGCTATATTTTATCTATAATTTTTAATAATGGAACAAGAAATACATTTTACAGATAGTAAATTTGATTTTTCACAAATATCTATTTCACAACCAATATCGGTTCAAGGAGGTGCTTATTTCACAAAAATTAAATGTAATACGTCCCCGCTCTATATTCAACTACCCAAATGTTTTACGAAACAGGGATTAAACGAAACGAATAAAAAGGCATATATCGATTTGATGTTTACAAATGATGACTATGAAGTTGTGGAATGGTTTGAACATTTAGAAGAAACTTTAGTAAATTTAATTTACGAAAAGAGAGAATTGTGGTTTCAAAATGAAATGGATAAAGAGGATATTGAAAATTTTTTCAACCCTGTATGTAGGTCATTTAAAGGTGGCAAATTTCATTTAATACGATTCAATGTTCCTAAAAATAAAACAATGAATTCTCAATATCGTTGTAACGTTTATGATGAAAATGAAAATATAATACCGATTCAAGATTTAAATGAAACTCATACCATCATTCCATGTTTAGAAGTTCAAGGTATTAAATTTTCAGCTAGAAATTTCCAATTAGAATTAGTAGGGAAGCAAATTATGTTATTAAATAACAAACCGATCTTTAATTCTTGTATTATAAAGCGAACAACTGATGTTAACAAGAGTAATAGTATCGACAATAGCAATAGTAGTCCTCTAGAAGTAATGGATAATACAATTGATTCTAATTTATTAAATAATGATACGACAACTGATATAGTAATGGATTCGCCTGAAAAAGAATTACATACAGAATTAATTGAAACCGAAAATGATGTAATTAATAAACAAGTAAAACATGAGAACAATGATATTTTATCAGAAACTAGCGATTCAACCAGGTTGTATACTAATTTAGAGGAACATGAAACAGAGGATGATTCAATAAAAGGATTACAGACAAATATTATGAATACTTTAGCCGAAAGTAGTAATGATAGCGATAATGATTCTATTGTAATACCAAATAAAGAAATAGACAAAGATAATTCTTTAGAAGAAATAAAAAAAATAGAAGAGGTAAGCGGTTCTTTAGAAGAGGTAAACGGTTCTTTAGAAGAGGTAAACGGTTCTTTAGAATATGTAAATGGTTTAGAAGATATTACGAATAATATAAATATTAGTAACGACAACTCAAATATAAATCTAAAAAAACCAAATGAAGTATATTATGAAATTTACAAAATTGCCAAAGAAAAAGCAAAACAGCACAAAAAAGCTTCTATTACTCATTATTTAGAAGCAAAAAAAATCAAAAATACCTATTTGTTGGACAGTCTAGATGATAGTGATGAATCCACAGAATATGAAAGTGAAATAGAGAGTGATGTAGATTCTGTAAAAAATGAAATAAACGAATTTATAGAAGAATTAAATTGATTCTTTAGAAACCTTTAGAAAGCTTTAGAATGAAAAGTAATTAATGTAAAATATGTTTCTATTTATGAAAAATATTTTATCCTTTATTTTATATAATGGACTTCTTGAAGAATTTGAAAAAACTTAAGGTCGAACATATTGTTATCCTTTTAATTGGTGCCTTCTTTTTAATGTTTTTAATTAAATCTTATAGCACTAATAAAGCTATGGGTCCTGAGCAAATGACTAGTCGTGATACACAAGAAATGTACAACGCACAACATGCACCCGGTCCTCAACAAAATGGTGGTGTTGAACCTTCTCAACCATTAGGTCAAAACGAGACCTATGCTCCTGCTACAGGTATGTCTACTTCTAGTCAAGGATTACCTCCATCATGTTCCAAGTCTGCCGTTGTCGATCCTAGTGAGCTTTTACCCAAGGACACCAACAGTCAATGGGCACAATTAAACCCAAGTGGTTCAGGTGACTTGGAGAATGTTAACCTTCTTCGTTCTGGTTACCATATGGGTATTGATACTATTGGAAATACTTTGAGAAATGCTAATTTACAACTTCGTTCTGAGCCAGCCAATCCTCAAACAAATGTTGGTCCATGGAATAATACTACTATTTCTCCTGATACCATGCGTGTTCCTCTTGAGATTGGTCAAGGTAAGCAATAAATAGAATGTATAATTACCATTTTACCATTTGTGTAGATTAGTTTGACAAAATATATTACCAAAAAGAATCAATAAATTATCATAATTTATATTATATTAATTTATTATAGATGAAGATTCATATTAATATGTTTGGACTTATAATTATATTATTTATTATTCTAATTGCTTTAAAAATGTATTCTGATTCTGACGTTTTCAATCTTAGATGTATTGTATCCACTGTGGATGGAAAAAAATATTGCGTGAGAGAGAGAGAAAATATACAAAAAGCATCCAATCTTTTAGCTAGGACTACAGAAAAATTAGGATATCTGGTTGAAAACGTTGGCCAACGATATCCAAAACGTGAAAATGTAGATAGATTAGTAAACAATTTCAATCCCACTACCGTGAAAGAAACGTTACCAACAAGTGAATATACTGCTTATAGCGAGAACAAGGGAGAGAAATTAGCCTTTTGTTTAAATAAGAAAAAAAAAGAGAATAATAATTTGATAGATTCTAATACACTCATGTTTGTAGCTATTCATGAAATAGCTCATATAATGACGTTAAGTGTAGGTCACTCTGAAGAATTTTGGAATAATTTTAAATTCCTATTGGAAAACGCTGTAGAGTTGAAAATATATACACCAGTTGATTATAAAAAAGAACCAGAAGGTTATTGTGGTATGGATATTACGGATAATCCATATTATGATATGTAATATTTGTTATTTTACCATTTCATGTATAGATATAACAGTTTATTCAAGTAATAAGACAATAAGTTACTGGATTAATTTGTATATAAAATAATATTTTTATTTTATATACATGACCGATATATTCAAAATAATATATTTGGATCAAACAAATAAAAAAAATATAACTATTTTTTTTGGTGACAAAGGAGATAATAACGTAAATGAACAATTTATGAAAGATAAAGAGAATGTTTTATTTGATGGATTATTTAGTAAAGACCAACTTGATATGATTGTACAAGAAAATATTGATGTTAAATTTTCAAATCAAACTCTATATATTGATGATACCATAGAAACAATCAAAAAGAAGTTAATAATTGCTTTTAATGAGCAATATTCCAAAGAAATTTCATTTGATGAAATATATTTATTTTCAAAACAAATTCAAAGGTTGGATAATTCGCAAATATATGAACGTCTTACACAAAATGGCAAATTAACATTAAGACAAGATATTTTATTCCAATTTCTCTCTAATATAAATGGTATAAATGTAGATGAGGTTCCTATAAAAGATGTATATTCGTATGATGATGTCATTGCCTTGAATTTGGTGTCAAAACCTCAATTAGTCGATTTACCAATAGGTCAACGATTTATTACAGGGGAAAATATATATAGTTATACTATCAATCCGTTTCGATTAATTACCTACGATAAATTACTCAATACAAATGCGGATAATTTAATAACTACAACAAATAAAGAATTATTACTTACCAGTGGATTTGTACTAGACAATACCATTTACTGTTGTTTAGCAAATGACGTGTTTAAAGACGTAGTCTCTAAAAATATATCACAGTCAACTACAAGTAAAGTCTATTATCCATTCTTAAGTAACAAACAAATCCTGAGTGAAACTGACCTACACAGTCAAAAATATGAATTATTAAATGAAAATAAAAAGTTAATTACCAACAACTTTAAAAAACAAACTGATAATATTAACATGTTTCATGATGTATATGATAATAGAACAAGTGAATTGAAATATATTGAACAAGGAATTCAAATGATAGAATTTGCCATCATTCAAGATGTTGAATTTAATGTTCCTCTCGAGGTTATTTTCAAGTTAATACATAGTACTAAACAAATACCTCTTGTAAAATACAATCCATCAACAAAACAAGAAAATATATATCGTATATACTGTAATAAAATTGCGAAAAATGGTAAAAAAATTCCTTACCTATCAAAACCGGCTGTCACAAAATTAGTAAAAACACTTGGACAATCAAAACGAGTGTCTTATTATATAGAATATATAGAAGAAGGAAAGAAAATACCTATTGTAGTTGAATTTGATAATTTTGCCAATGTTTATGTAAAGATTAATTTCAAAGAGACAAAATCGATTGTTAATATTGAAAAACTGGTTATTAAATCAGTAAATCCGGTCATTGAAGTTGTTCAAAAATACTTAAAATCAAGTGGATATGAAATGAAAATGTTTCAAAGTTTTTACGAAAAAAATATTGAAATTAATAATATACGGTATTATTCATATATTTCTATTGATAAAAACATAAATGTAAACAATTTATTGGGATGCGTTTCAAGTGTATTCAATGTACTCGTAGGTGAATTGAAAAAAGGAATTGTTATGAGATATAAACGTGTTTCCAATTTTAATGAAATGGATAGTCAGGAAGCATTTATTGTCGAGTTAATGAATAGAGCAAATGAAGATGAAGATATTGTCAAATTATTGATGGATAATTTTGATCTAAGTGAAAATGAGGCACAATTGAAAATAGCAGATATATTAAATAATTTACAAGTTGTTCAGTCATTAAATAAACGTCGTCGTTTAAAAATAAAAAATAATCCTGGATTTTTGACAAAAATAACACAAGATTCGTTCAAGCAAAATATCACAATTGAAATGGAAAATATCAATAATATATTTTATATGTCGCAAATACCTGTTTATATAGATTCGTTAATTCGCATAACTCAACAACCAGAAACAACAAATGTTGATCTATCTACCATTGATGGTTTATGTAAAACCCATCAGGTTGAAAAAGATAAGGAGGTTGACGAAATTATAGCTCCATCTGAAAAAGGACTTACTGAAAATATACCTGTAGCTATCGTTGCTGAAAATTTAACATTTGGTGAATCAGCATCAAAAGCAGTTGATAAATCTGTGAATGTATTAGATTTTTTGTTTGACGATGACGATGATGACGATGATGACGATGATGACGATGATGACGATGACATGGATGGTATTGATGTAGAACTAGAAGATGATGGTATTGACGTAGAACTAGATGACGATAGTATTGATGTAGAACTAGAAGATGATGGTATTGACGTAGAACTAGAAGATGATGTTATTGATGTAGAACTAACCGGTGGAATGAATGATGAAAAAAATACTAACAATAATACAGCAAAAAAGATAAAAAAGGTTAAATTAGTTATCCTTGACGAAAGTGATAAATTAGAAAAAGATATTACTGGTATGCCTATAGCAGATCCTAACCCTTTTTTTAAGGCAATGCATGAGAAAGAGCCTACATTATTCTTAACTGAATCAGATGGCAAATATAGTGCTTATTCACGAGTGTGCCCGTGGAATAAACGTCGTCAACCAGTTATTTTAACGGATGAAGAAAAAGAAAAAATCGACAAAGAACATCCAGGTTCGTATGATCAAGCAATGAAATATGGAACTGATCCTGAAAAGCAATATTGGTATATTTGCCCAAGGTATTGGGATTTGAAAAATAATGTCAGTTTAACAAATGAAGAAGTGACAAGTGGAAAACACGGGGAAGTCATTCCTCAAAAATCAAAAAAGGTACCAAGTGGGAAAAATATATGGGAATTTACAGATCCTGTATACCATACAGACAATGATGGTAATCATGTCAATTTAAACCCTGGATTCTTAAAGAAAGACGTACATCCAGATGGTGCTTGTGTGCCTTGTTGTTTTAAAGCCTGGGATAAACCAGCTCAAATAAAAAGAAGACAAGAGTGTAATCAAGATAAAACAAGAAATGATGATGAAATAAATGATGATGAAACTGATAGAATTGATACACAAAAGGTTGTTGGACAGAAACTAGAAGTAGATGAATATATAAAAGGTCCCGATAAGTATCCATTAGAACAAAATAGATTTGGGTATCTACCGTTTATTGTTCAAAAATTCATTGATACTGATAATAAAAAATGTCAAATAAGCAATATAAATAAGAATTTGAAAAAACAACAACCATGTTATTTAAGAAAAGGAATGGAAAATAATAAAAATAAATCATTTATATCTTGTATAGCAGACATATATTCTGAAAAAAATGAAAATAAAACTCTCTCTATCAAGGAATTTATAATTGATAAAATAATCCCGTTATTAAACCCCGATAATTTTGTCACTCTTCAAAATGGTTCTTTAATTAGTGAATTTCAAAGTAAGAATTTAAATGAAGTAGACCTGAATTATGATGAACAAATGAAAGAATCTCAAGTATATTTGAAATTAAAAGATTCAAATCCAATTCATTTGAAAAAAATAGCAAGTGCTATACAAAATTTCATAACATATTTAAAATCGGAAGACAGTCATATTGATTATACCTATTTATGGGATTTAATATGTCAACCTAATAAATTGTTGTTTGAGAAAGGAGTAAATCTTGTTATTCTTAATTTACCATTGGATGATACCACATCGAATATCAATATAATATGTCCTACCAATTACTATTCTATATCCAAATATGACCCAACAAAGGAGACTGTACTTATTATTCAAAAATATGAATACTTTGAACCAATTTATATTGTAATAGATCAATCAAAGACAAACAATGTTAGTCTAGCAACAACCAAATTATATACACCCGAATTAATATCCAAAGTACCCAACTTGAAAAAACTTACGAATACAATCCAAGATATATATACATCCATGTGTAAACCATTATTAAGTTTACCCAATAATTATAAACATAAAGAAATACGTTTCAAGCGAAACATTACACTTCAACAATCTATTAATATTTTAAATAAGTATGAAATCATAATTAATAGATTAGTTGTAAATTATGACGACAAAGTGATAGGATTACATGTAGAAAAAAATTCAAAGTCAGGATTTATTCCGTGCTTTCCATCTGGAATAGTATCATCCTATGAATTAGTGGATTTAAATAACGACGAGGAGTATCTCACATTGGAAGAAAATTTACAATTTTTAAAAATGATAAGTGATGAAACGAATAAAGAAATATTATGTAAGCCTATTGTGAAAATTTTAGAAGATAAATTAATTGTAGGATTATTAACGGAAACGAACCAATTTATTCCTCTAGTAGAACCAGAGCAAGATACAGATCAAAGTATTAAACATGTTATAGATGATGAGAATTTTTATCAAGTAGACAAAACAATACAAACTAGCAATAAAATAGATGAAGAACGGGAAAAATTTGTTCGAAAAATAAAGTTAGAAACAGAATTATATAACGCTTTTAGAAATAAATTGAGAACATTATTAAATAATTTTAAAAATAAACAAATTAGAGATGAAATAAAAAAAATAGCTGACTCAGGACATATGGTTTATTATTTACAATTAGAAAAACTGATAATATTGTTAAAACGTATTATGACAGACAATGTCATGTTTATTCAAACAACCGAAACAAATATAAAAAATGTAGAAGATAGTTTGGAAAAGGGTGAGATTATTCTTATACCAAAAATGAATTTATTAAGTCAAATAGATAACGAACATGTATACTATAGTAAGTTAGCCGACGAATTAATTCGTTACAACAGAATAAAGCAATTTATGTTCAAAACTAAGGTATTTCTTTCATTTACAGATATAAAATATGATTTAAAACAAGATGAAATCATTCTATTACAATCATTATTAACCAGTGATTATTTTGATGATTTAGTACCAGACATTGCTAGTAAATATATTTCATTTAATTCATATGATAATGTTGAACCAAATAAAAGTCAAAAATATGATAACGAATATGTTCTCCCCGTATCTAGTGAGATTATTAAACCAATAGAGAATGATAGTACTGTAGAAAATATAATAGAATCATCTAATACTGGTACAAAACAAATCAAAATATATCATACATGTTCAACAGCAATTAAGGCTGTATTTTCAAAATTAAAAATGAAATTTAGAGGCGGTTATAAAGATGTTATTTTTTCAAATGAAAGTTCTATATGTACTTTTGATGTAGCTCTCACGATAATAAATAATACATTTTCAAAATTAGTTAATAATAATGATATTAAATTGGCATTAATAAAAAAATACGAAGAATTATTTGTAACCTATCCTACAGAATTAATAAACATGTTTGATTATTATGGTTATATTTCTCAATCCAAAGAAATATCCAATGGGAATTTAACAATTGAAAATTTGATTATGAATGAAACATATCATCTTACGAACTTTGATTTAATGATAATATCAACTGTATACGATATACCAATTACATTTATCGCACCAAATATGTATCATGAAAACAATCGTGAATATTTGTCCATGAATATAAAAAATGGAAAAACATATATTATTAGAACTTCTGGTATTAATAAATATAAGAATACCTTACCAAAATACAAACTTTTAATTAATAAGAGTAAAGAGGCATTATTAGAAATACGAGAATTGCCAGAGAAATCTATTCAAAGTGAAATAGTCGAACAACAAAATAATCTAATTACCTTATTACAATCTTACAATAAAACGATAGATGAAGAACCTGTACAAGAACCTGTACAAGAACCTGTACAAGAATAATAGTATATGAAATAGTAAATAAATAATAATATGAATATTCAAAATTATTATTTAATTGTTAAATTATACTGAATCATCGTCAACGAATTCTTCATATTCTGTACCATCGTCATCGTCATCATCCAGTTCTTCGCTATTATTTTGTAATTGTTCTATATTTAACATGTCAACCAATTGGTTTAATTGATTAAAATCATTTACATCAAGGGTAAGAGTATTATCAATCGTTGTCTCTTCATTATATTCGTCGACAAAATTTGTATCAACATTGTCAAATGACTCTATGTATGGAGTATGTATGTGATTACAATACTTATCGTTTATAATTTTCAAGTCTTCCATTGTAAATACATGACTTCTTATAATTGGAAGTATACCAGTTATATTCATAGTCAATTTATTTTTATTTTTATTTTTATTATTATAATTTTCAAAATCAGGTAGCGGAGTATATATAGCATCAACAGTTTTATCTATATAATAACATCTATCAGTTAATGATATAAGTGATGGTGGGGGGATATATATATTACCTGGTAAAAACATAGGTCTATTCTCGTTATAATACAAACAGCTAACATAATATAATTTTCGTAATTGTAAAGTAATAATTTTACGTCCAAAGAATGGATTGTTTGTATGAAATAACCTGAGTTTATTATTTAATATTTTTTTTTGTTTAATCAGTATGTCTTCATCATACGAATAATTAGCCAATAAATAAAACTTAAGATATGGTTCCATTACTTCAAGTAATCTATTCTCAGGAAATCCATTGTCTATGTTAATGCGATTATTAACACGTTTACTATTGAATATTTCAATCATATTATATATATGACTTAATTTTTTTACTTTACTATTAGTATGACAATTTTCTATAATATATTTCTTAATAATTAACTGGTTATGATCTTCAAAATGCTGTAAGCAAAAATTGCTTTGAAAAAATCGTGAAAATAATATAGGCATTCTTATAGATGTAGTTTTGCTTATATTGTCTATAAATAAATATATATTATATAAATTTGTCTTAGTAAATGGTATATTATTCCATGGATTTTTTATTTCCTTTGGATCTGTAAAAAAATTATATTCATATGACAATGATGTGTTTATAATACGTATCAAATCGAAAATAGAAAATTGATGTTTTATACCTCCTTGGATAATATCTATAGTATATTTCGGTAATGTTTCACTCAACAAATTAAATTGTAAATCCTGTTGTTGTGCCAAATATTTTTTTATTTTGAACATACAAATATTTTTAAAACGATAAAGAGCCATCATATGTTTTTGAACAGTAGAAAAAAAATACATCATTTCTATCCTATCACGGTCGTTAATATAAATATATTTATAATGTAGTAAACTATTCAATATAAAAAATTTGTATTTAATATATTTATCCCATGAATAAGCATTGCTAGGTTTCAATATATTTGGTGTAAAATATGTTGTAAATAATAAAATTTTTGAATACGGATATTTGCTCGAACTTTTATCGTTTTCACTCTGTAATACTCTATTAAATATATTTTCAAATGTAAACATAACTTATTTTATATAAAAAAATTATGTTTATACTAATTTATATTAATACATGATTGGCGTATGTTTTATGATATTTTTATGATATTTTTATGATATTTTTATGATATTTTTATGATATTTTTATGATATTTTTATGATATTTTTATGATATTTTTATGATATTTTTATGATATTTTGTTTATTCACAATTTACTTAAAATTCGATATCATAATCATCATCGTTATCACCAAGGTCTATATTTTTTATATTGAGTGTATTTGTATCAATAGTTAATTGATTTACACTACATTTCTCACCCGAACCACTAGTTCCTTCAAACGCATCATCAATGATTTTATTTCCATCTTCATCTTCCTCATCGTCAACTGGTTCTTGTGATATCATCGCATTAATGTCAGCCAAAACTTGAAATGCTGATGTTCCAAAATAACCTTGTTGACCACACATTACGTTTGCCGATACACCACGCATAGGGTCCAATTCAGCATGTCTTGCTGCCTTTAAGAACATTTCAGGTGTTTCTTCAAAAGATGCCTTGGCAATAGGACCTATATTGTCATTGTTAATACCATGTCTAAAGATGGAGGTCATCTTGGAATTATAACACATTCTATCACACAACATACTAAGATGATGGTAGTTGATGTAAGTACTGTCGAATTCAATCACTTCAGTAAGTTCCTGGAAAATAGCATTTCGTGCTGCTTCAATACCAAATGTGCGATAGATTTCTTGAATATCATTACTAACTGTACGCGTTACATCAATATAATCAAGTGATAAGATTTCAAGTAGATTTGTACCAACAGTATCAAGAACCCAACTTTCTCTTTTATTATATATTCCATCTTCCTTAACAACTGTATCTGTTATCTTACGCAAAATCACCTTACCAATATTTTTAACTCCACTTAAAACAATATTATTAAGAAGATTATCTTGAAAATTTTTTAGTAAATAAATCTCGTCAGATTGATCAAGTGGGTTCACATTCCCTAAGGCTTTTTTTCTAGCCGTAGCACCACTTGATAATAAATTCTTAAGACGTAATCTAAATACCAATTTGTCGGAGTTGTAATCGGAATATACACATGATATCTCATCATTGAAACTATTGCTGATTGCGAAATTAATATCATCCATAGTAATATTCTTCTCAAGCATTGATTCCTTGTCCATTTCCATACGAATAATCCATTTGGATTTTTCCTTATTATCACCAATATTTAAACCACCACATTGGTCTACCATACGTTCAAATTCATAGTATTGTGTTAATGTATCGACATCCTCTTCAATAAGACTATTTAAATCGTCTGGATCAAAACAAATCTCAACGGAACTGACTATTTCATTCATTTTTGTATGTTCAATCATTGGAATAAGTTTCTGTGCGTTTTCACGACTTCCTTCCAATTCCTTAGGAATGTAAATTGTAACGGATGGATTTTTTGGATTATCAGATAAAGACAGAATTTCCTCAATTCTTGGCACACCACGTGTCACGTTGGACTTGGATGCTACACCCGCAAAATGAAACGTATTCAGGGTCATTTGAGTGGTTGGTTCACCTATAGATTGTGCTGCAATCATTCCCACCATCTCTCCAGGTGCGACAATAGCATTCTTATAAACGGTAGTAATCATCTCTAATAAACTGATGAGTGTTTTTCTATTGAATCGTTTCACTGTTAAGAGTTCCTTAGGAGACAAGTGGAAATAATACATTACCTTGAACAATTCTGTAGGCTTGGCGTAAACGATCTTTTCAAGATTTTTGAAATTATTCTCAATTAAAGTATAAGCTTCAAACGGAGTAATATCTACCATTGAATTCTTGTTAATGTGTTGTAAGCCTTGAATATTATTAATAATATGTTGAAAGGCAACTGGAATATGTACCATTTTAGCGTCAGTATTTTTGAAAATATTCTTTACAATATTATCACGTGCCTCAATCATATACTCAATATATGACTTGCTTTTTGCCAATAATTCATTATTTTGCTTTTTCATACGACCGACTGCTCCCTTTGTATAAGGTGTCATGAAAGCACTTGTACTATCACTCTCACTAGGTGTATGAAAATGAGCATAAATCTCTTCTAAACTCATACCTACTAATGATAACAATTGGTTTTCTACACGAACTGTATCAATACCATCATCACCATATTGAAATTGAACAATTTTTTGCTTGTTATTTCTAACAGTCATGTCATATTCTACTTTCAAATCTTCAAGACCCTTGATAAGACGTCTTTGAATGTATCCGGTTTGAGATGTCTTGACCGCTGTATCAATAAGACCAACTCGACCACCCATGGCATGAAAGAACAACTCTTCTGGTGTTAATCCGGAAATGAATGAACTTTCAACAAATCCACGAGCCTTGGGCGAATCGTCAAACTTGGTATAGTGAGGCAATGTTCTATTTTCAAATCCATATGGGATACGCTTACCATCTACAGTCTGTTGACCTAAACATGAAATCATTTGGGAAATGTTAATATCACTACCCTTTGAACCAGCATTTACCATAATAACGAAACGATTGCCTTTGTCCAAACTTTTACGTCCAATCTTACCTGCCTCATTTGTTGCATTATTTAAAATGTTGGTTACCTGAGTTTCAAACTCTTCGTCGTTAGACTTTCCTGTTTTATTCTCGAATATACCGAGATGTGTTTGATCAATCAAATTCTTGACATCCTTTTTCTTTGTTGTAATTGTTTGCGCAATTTTCTCATTTGTTTCAGCATCCGCAATTAAATCACTAATACCAACACTATACGCACTGGTTTTCATGTACTCTGTCACTACATTTTGTAAATTATCCACGAAATCAGCAGATGCCATATTTCCGTAATAATTACAAATTCGTTGAAGTAGACCCTTTCCACCTCCACCGAGTACACCCTTTTCCATTTGTCCACGCACATATTTTCCTGCTACAATTTCTACTACATGATTTGACTTGCTATAATCTTCACCACTATCAGCAAACCATTTGTTTCCAAATTTCATTGTTAAGGGTGGCATTATTTGTGACAAGATGTCAAAACTTGATACTTTCTTTTTATTTTTTAATGCAGCAACATCCACTTTGTTGAATGACATCAGTAGATTCATTGCCTCTTTTTGGTCAAAATTTATATCTGGTCTTGTAAAACGATATGCTCCAAGCAATGAATCTTGGAACACGCCTACAATTGACGCATTATTAGCTGGACTAATTATTTGATACGGCACTGCTGCCAAATTTTTCAATTCTGCCTCGGACTCTTCATCCTGAGGCATATGTAAATTCATTTCCGAAAATCTTCTATGTCTCCATAGAAGCCGGACTATACCTTGTGCCTTATCTGGTTGATTAAACCTTCATGTAAGACCCGTAACCGTCTAGTCTCTGAACCTTCTCCATATCCTATCATAGCGGACTTAGGAGCTTGGCTGCGGATTGTCTAATCCCTATACTTTTTTACCATTGGGTACGGCAATTAACCGTGTTCCCCCATTATGTTTCCATTATGGGGTGGTAGTATAGGGCTCTAAAGAGTTTCCCGCAATTTGGCTACGTTGCCATTCTTTCAATTCTAATATAAATTTTTTTGCTCTACTTATTATTTCTTCTATTTTTTCATGTTTTCCTACAAAAGTTGTGATTCTTTTATTATTAATGACGATGCGAACATATTCAGTATTGTTCGTGTTATTTTTTAAAATACGAATATACTTATCAATATCATCATCAACAATTACTACATCTTTAAACCGGTCATATTTTTTTGTCAAATGTTGTTCCTGTACTCGTTTCATTCTTTTTTCACAATTTTCATTGTTACTATAGAATGTTTTTAACTGTTTAGAAATCAACTGTTTTGTGTATTCACTTTTTGGTTGGGGTTCATATATTCGTTGTGATGGAATTTCTGTTCTCCAAGTATATTCACCATTCACGTCTGTGAAACCTTTACCGCCATTAGTTAAATTATAACCATTTGGAAATTTAGAATTATATTCATTTATATAATGTTTTTCTAGTTCATTTAATTCACTTACTTTACAAGTACGAATTAATTCACAAGTAAAACAATCTTCACCATATTTTCTTAAAGCTGAATTCAAATACCTTGAATTATATTTCTTGTTTGAATGTGCTTCGTGTACATGGTCTTTGAATCTTCCTAAATATCCAAAAGGTCTATATTTATTATGGTTTAATCTGTGACTACGTGTTTGACCAATATAATGTTTTCCATTTGTAGTATTTGTCATTTTGTATATTTCACCAACAACTTTGTCTATTTCATCTTTGTTTAATATCAAGTCCATCTCCATATTGATATTGTTTATTATTATTAGTTAGAGCAATTTTATTTTTATATTAGTTTGAAAGAATGACTAGATGATTATATTAGTAAGATGTACCTTTACATGAAATACATTTACTAGTAGACTTTACACCGTTTTCCCCAATAAGTATATCTACAACTTATTGAGCGGTCACCTGTTGGGGACAAAATCTATCCCCGTCAAAATCGGCATTGTATGGTTTGGTGTCAGCAACATTCATGCGAAAGGTATCGCCTTTGAACATAATAACTGCTATATGACACATCATACTCATTCTATGAAGGGTAGGTTGTCTGTTAAACAGAATACCATCACCATTCATCATGTGGCGGTGAACAATGTCACCATATTCAAGTTGGATATTTTCTCTATCCGCATATCGTAGGGTAATTTGTTCGCCATTTTTCTTTTCCAAGATTTTAGCACCTGGATACTCGTCGGGACCATTTCTCACCAATGTAATGAGGAAATTTTTATTGTTCGCATTGACGGTAACTGGTTTTGTAATATTTTTAGCAACTTTGAGAGGAATACCAAGCTCCCTAATCGACAAGTTAGGATCAGGTGTAATGACTGAACGAGCTGAAAAGTCAACACGCTTACCCATAAGATTTCCTCTAACACGTCCACCCTTTCCATTCAAACGTTCCTTGATTGACTTTAAAGGACGACCAGAACGTTGTGCGACGGATGCTACGCCAGGAATTTTATTATCCACTTGAGTAGCTACATAGTATTGGAGAACTGTGTGCCAGTCATCAATAATGTTGGAATTCGCACTCTCTTGAATCTTTTCTTGAAGTGTCTTGTTTGCCTTGATAATGTTGACCAATATATGACTGATATCATCTTCACTTCTCTGCTGACCATCCATCTTGATAGAAGGACGAACTGCTGGAGGAGGAACAGCCAATACTTGACAAATCATCCAGTCAGGTCTTGAAAAGACAGGACTAAATCCCATAAAATTCACATCGTCGTCAGATATACGGCGGAATATTTTTAGCACAATTTCAGGAGTCAATTTCATATTCAATTTATCTTCATCAGTTAATCCATCTACTTTAACCCATTCAGCAAACAAAGTAGCTAACCCTTCTTTTTTAATTTTTTTAGGTTGTAAACAACCACAACCATCATCACTATCATCACCACATCGTGTAACGACACTTGCTAACTTGAATACATAATTCCATCTTTCCTCACCAGACATTTTAAGAGCTTGTTTATAATTTTCTTTACTTATTTTTAGTTTGCTACATTTAATACAGACACAGCGTAATATTTTTATAATAGTGGTTAAATATTGAATGTAAAACACGGGACGTGCTAATTCAATATGTCCAAAATATCCAGGGGTTTCCATATAATCTAGACCGTCAGTTGGACAGATTAAACCAGGTTCTAATACACCCATTCTTGGATCAAATAAACCACCTATTACTGGTTTATTATTTATATAGGTATCTCTTGATGTGATTTCAGCTACTGAACCCTTACGAATTTCGTCAGGACTCAATATACTAAATTGTATACCAATAATTTTGGTACTCTTTTTTTTAGTATTCAGCATGTTGGAGTTAGTCGCCATACTTCCTTATATTATAATATTATATTTAACTGAATTTTTATTATCAATTTTATTAATAAAATAGTAACAATTCAGTATCTATTGTTAAAAAACAGCTCCGAAAAAAAGTTGAACTAAAAATCTATTTAATAATAGAGTAACATATACATTAAAGATGCCTCTTTCAAAGGATAGTAAAAACACAAAACCTTCTAAACGTACTTATCGTACACGTTCAAATAGTATGAACGAAGAACGTAAGTTGAAGAAGAATGCGGATAGTGATAGTAGTGGGGAAGATGATGTAGTAAGTAGTCATAGTGATGATGAAGATGAAGAAGAAGAAGAAGACATGGATATGCAAGAATATCGCAAGCTCGTAAGTAAGATATTCCCATCCAAATATCTAAAGGAAAAAATAAAAACAATTGATGCTGAGAATAAAATTATGAAAAAAAATAGAAAAAAATCGACTAAAGAAGATGACGAAGAAGAAGAAGAGGAAGCGGAAAAACAATCAAAAAGAAAAACAAAAGGTAAGTTAATAAAGTCTAAAAATAAAAACAAGGGTTCATCTAAAGTAGAAGTGATAGAGAGTGATGACGAAGACGAGTATGAAACCTTAAGTGAAAATGATACTGATGACAGTGAATATGATAGTGATGACGAAGAAGAGGAAGAGGAAGACATTCAAATTACACGTCGTGGAAAAAAAGGATTCAATATTGTCTTCACTATTGGAGACCCAATGGCAAATGAAGATGAAAATAGTGATTATGACGAAGAAGAGGATAGCGATTATGACGAAGAAGAGGATAGTGATGAAGAGGAAGATAGTGATGATGAAAATTCTGTTGATATGAATAAGATTGAGGAAGATATTGCCAAGCAACAAGAAACTATTAATGAAATTAGAAAAACATTTGAAACTATTTTAGAAAAAGACAAAACAAACAAGATTGCTATTGAAGGATTAAAAAATATTGAAGCAAAGGAAACGAAATTGAAAAAGCAACAGGACAAAAAATTGAAAACCCAGAAAACAAAAAATGTTCGCAAATTCAAGAATTTAGTTAACAAAAAGAATTTGTTGAATGATTATGCTTATTTCAAAGATAAGTTGACATTAGACGAACAGAAAAAGGTTCTTACTGAAGTGGAAGAAATTAATAAGATTAATATTGTCCAAAAACCATATCGTTTGACTTTATTAGAATCCGATATTCCAGTTCATCTCAAGTCTATTGCTCTTAATAAAATTTCGTCTTTAAGACATATGGATCCAGGTAACGGCGAATATTACAAAATCAAGAATTGGGTAGATACTTTCATGCAAATTCCATTCAATCGTTATAGAAGCCTGCCTCTCAGTATTGATAATGGCATTGAAGCTTGTCACAATTATATGGCCGGGTCTAAAGAAATTCTAGACCAAGCAGTATATGGATTAAATGATGCCAAGATTCAAATTATGCAAATGATTGGACAATGGATTAGTAATCCAACATCAGTTGGTACCGCAATTGCTATCAAGGGACCAATGGGTACTGGTAAAACCACTCTAGTAAAGGAAGGTATTAGCAAGATTCTTAATCGTGATTTCGCATTCATTGCGTTAGGTGGTGCCACAGACAGTAGCTTCTTAGAAGGTCATAGTTATACATATGAAGGTAGTACTTGGGGCAAGATTGTTGATATTTTAGTGAAAACGAAATCCATGAATCCAGTCATTTACTTTGATGAATTGGATAAGATTAGTGATACACCAAAAGGTGAAGAGATTGCTGGTATTCTAACTCATCTTACGGATACTGCGCAAAACAGTCAATTCCATGACAAGTATTTCTCGGAGATTGATTTTGACTTGAGTAAGTGCTTATTCATCTTTAGTTATAACGACGAATCAAGAGTCAATCCTATTCTACTAGACAGAATGTATAAGATTCAAACCGCTGGTTATGAGAAGAAAGATAAAAGAATCATTTCAAAGGACTATTTAATTCCTACCATTATTAAGCAAGTGAATTTCAAGGAGGAAGATATTATCATTCCAGATGAAACAATTGATTATCTCGTTGAAAATTACACAGAGGGTGAAAAAGGTGTAAGAAATCTCAAGAGAAGTCTGGAGATTATTTATACCAAGCTCAATCTATATCGCTTAATGAAACCTGATTCTACCTTATTTGAAAAGGAAATGACACTCAAGGTAGAATTCCCGTATACAGTTACTACTGATATCGTGAAAAAATTAATTAAGAAGGACGAAAAATCAACAACATTGTACGGATTGTATGTATAAACGAATTGTATTTACTTAACAATCTAAAATAATCATTACTCATTACTCATTAATCCTTTTCAAACAGCAAAATAATAAAAATAATAAAAATAATAAAATAATAAAAAATAATAAAAATAATAAAATAATAAAAAATGAATGTATAAATACATTCTTTTTTTTCGTAATTATTGATTTCCAATTTTGTCAAAAACCTCCAAAAATAAAAAATTGAAGTTATAATTAAAGTATACTACATTACCAGCTACTAACTTGGCTCGGTGTAATGAAATCAATAAGGTACAATTCTGAGATTTCATTATGGTAAAGTTAGACATAGATAGCGTGAAAAGCACATTCGGTCGTGTATAAAAAATAATCAACCTCATTCACTATAATAGGTACTCTCAAACATAATCGCTTACGTAAGGTTCCAGTGCGTTCATTTGCGTAAGTATTATTTGAATTGCGCTAGTTCCCGAGAAGCGGTAAAACGTAGGCTCGGGGTGTGATGTTAATTATTTGGGTGATATATATATTACCTCGTTCCCTCTATGTAAATGAATAGTTTGAATAAATATTAGTTTTATCAAATAACCTATATCGGTTGGCCCCCGTTTAGGACTTGTTTGGTCAAATGAAAGTTTATTGAAAATATTCGATGATGCCAAAATCTTGTTTAGAAATTGTACAAGATTGACACTAAGGATAAACGTGTATAGCTATAGCTAGTTTATCCTGTCTAAACCGTCCCGACAACGGAAAAACAACCAGAGGACGCTCTGTCATAAAAAACATAAAACATAACAAATAAAAAACATAAAACATAACAAATAAAAAACATAAAAATGGTCTTCTAACCCGGACCCACAGTGGTGAAAATAGATATTAATTGATTAATATCGCCCCCCCCTCCTAACGATTGAACGGAATTTTAGAAAGGTATGGTTAGACATAGATAGCGTGAAAAGCACTTTTCGGCAGTGTATAAAAGATGATTTGTCATCTGGACAATTATTATGTTGTCCCGTTCCCTCTATGTATTGTCAATTAATAAACCAATAAAATTGAATAGTAAAGAAGTTATTATAGACTGATCATCTATGTTAATGGATTGACTAAGAAATTGTATTGGGGTCTACGGACTAATTAAGACACAATGCTTAGCATATAGTTTAGTAATTGCACTATATTAATGATATAATAACTGAGTTATACTTAGTTAATCAATCCGTCTCGAAAACGGAAAGCAATCCTAGGGACGCCTAGTTTTTTTTCATAAAAATAAAAATAAGATAATTCCTTATTTTTATTTTCATCTAATTTATTCACGTGTTAGCACTAGAACATCATCACAACTAACATTAGAACGACACATCGGGCATTTTTTTGTTTCGAAATTATAATGCGATCCGTTACAACAAACTTTCGGTATTTTATTCCAGCATTTATTACAAAATTTATGATTACAAGTGGTTTTTATAGTTCCAACATAATATTCCATTATCCATGTTGATTCCAAATCACTCCATACTTTATCCGTCATGTTCTCATAGCAAATTGGACAATCATCCTCATATTCTTCCGGGTTGTCTATACCATGATAAAATTTCTTCCTAGATTCTGCTAATGTTTCCCATCGTCGTGTTAGTTCTTTTACCATGCGAGTTTTTGATAAAGTTAGTGGTATTGGATTCAGTTTAAATCCTTTATTGGTTTTTGAAATATCTCTAGGAAATTTTATAATTGATAGGTTATTCTCATAGGGAATTTGAAAGGCAATTACATTAAGTTCTTTTTTGTTATAAGAATGAAAATCTGGACATTCTTTTTCTACCATTGTTTTAAGTAACTGGTTGTATTTACCATTAATAGTACTTTTACAATCAAGTGGTCCATGACGAGCACTGTCACAAAAGGGACAATTTTGCTTACCATTTCTGTTTCCCTTTACTTTTGACATAGTTATTGATATATTATTATATTCGAATAATTCATTTAAGTTACAATGAACGATACTACAAAATACTCATCAATTTTTTGTGAAAAGATTTACAATCTATAATAATGTATTTAAATATATAGCAATCATAGTAAATATATGACCAATAAATCAGTATTACTTAACCAATTACTTAGAATAGAATTGTTTAACTTAAAAAATATATGTCCATTAGTTTACAAAAGAAACACAGAGTCTTCATTTACACCCTTTGACAAATATTCACTTGAACCCGATAATACATTTGTAAATATAAAAAAACACCATACCAAATTCACTCACATGACTACATCTATTCCAATTCATTTATCACATGTATATTTTATAAATGGATATAGTAAACACATTTCATTACAAGAACATGTTTCAAAAAAATACCATGTTGATTAAAGTCACATGTTATATGATGGTAAATCGTATTTATTATTTGTATAATTAATATGATTTTACATTTTACATTTTACATTTAAAACTCAGATGGTGCTAAGGTGCGATTGCCACCACGTTGGTTAATATAATCTACCTGTTCTTGTGTAATACAAGCACAACCAGTACTAGATGAATAGGTTGAAGGACAACATTCTGGTTTGAACTCATTATCAGCAAACATAAACATTTGACCTTCTGGTAATGGGACAGCAGTACCCTTATATTGAGACCATTTTGATTCGGTAGAACTATATCCCATCTTATCGGAATACTGTTCTGCCTTGTTTGTCCAACTATTGACAACGTCTTGTCCCATAGTCCAGTCTAAAGAAGAACCCATGACTGCCATACCTTCTTGAACATTCATCTTGCTACATGAGCAAAGTAAATGTCCTCCTAAAATAAATCCAACTGCTACGCAAATAATAATTATTTCTAAACGACAAGAATGACCGAAAATCTTTAATTCCATATTCTATATAATTTATATATATTTTATATAAATTATATTTGGTATTTTTGTAAATATCCAGGAGCAATTTACTATTATGAATATTGACAAGTGCGTATATTTGTCTATTTTCTCTCTATGAATGAAATATAATCTATAATTTGTCTAAATAATATACATCTACATTGCTAAATATAGTTATTGACAGGTATACCCTTGGTAATCATTGCTAAATTCGTTATTGTATTGTTGTATTGTTGTATTGTTGTATTGTTGTATTGTTGTATTGTTGTATTGTTGTATTGTTGTAAAATACCATATACCATATACCATAAGTAACTAGGGTATGCCAGGTAATGGATTGACCCATTGTTTCAATACCATTACTTGAATAATATAGATCATTATACCAGGTACCAATGTCATTATAAATGCAATTAATAATGGTATGGCAAATGGTATACCTAATCCAAATGGAATAAAATATAAAACCAACATAATTGTGGCAATGGATATTAATATACTTGATACTATTTGTATGATAGCACCGAAACTAGCAATCAATGTTTGATACACTCCCATCAACATGTATATTCCTGATAGCATAATGCCTTGTGTTTTATTCATAATATCTTTTATTTTGATTACCATATACTGAATTGGTATCATTATAGCTAAAACCTTTCCCATTATTTCGCTTGATACACCACCCACCGCCGTTCTAATAGAATTAAATAGTTTGCGTATTTCTTGAACTGCTTCTAATAATCCATTCAATATAGTTGTAAAAGAACTTATTAAATATTGAAATGGTGCTAAAAATACACCTATTATATCTGTTAATATATTTTGAATACAACCTGTAAAGTTTGCACTTGTAAATTCAAATGCGCTCATCTTTTTGGGATCAGGTGGATTAATTAAACCAGCAAACGGTATTACTGTTGGATTACATCGTTGATTAATCCAATCTGCTTTAATTGGTTGTAAATTATTATAAACTTGATAATATGAAATAATAACAAAAAATATTAATACCAATATTACAGTTACCCACAATGAACCACCATATTTATCAAGAAATCCTGTTTTATTATATAGTTCATTTATTATTTTATAGGTGTCAGTATTCATATATCTCTATAGTATAATAAATGAACCTATTTTATTTTATTCTTTTTTATTCTATATTCGATTTTATCAATTTTATCGATGATGTACACCAAATTAAATACTTAAATTTGACATGAAACGTACCATTTCACCCGGTGGACCATTCCAGGATGATTGCATAGTCATTACACTACCTTGTAATAAGTACATCATTGTTGCCATTATACCCACTATTTTACCCATCATATCTTTCATTTTAATCATAATAAATTGAAACTGTGTTAATACATTTATAAATACACCGAAAATGTTTTTAACGATGGATGTTATCATATTTCTAAATACATTAATAAAGGAACGTATATCTTGAATAGATTCGGATAATCCTCCAATCGTTTTACCAGTAACGCTCATTAAATAATTGAGCGGTTGTAATAGGGTTCCCATATAATTTCCCTGCATAGTTTGAATACAATATGTAAAATTTTTGCTAACACTATGTCCAAATGTTCCAGCGAATGGCATCATCATTGGATTACATCTATATTTTGGCCAATTATCTTTTATATTTTTTATACCAACTGCTAAAATATTATAAAAATACATGGTAATAAATACTAAAATGATAAATATTGATAAAGTAATATCAGCCGATTTCATATTACTTTATATTGTTATTTTATTTCTTACTATTTTTGCTAATTTATTTCTTGGATTTCTTGTATTTCTTTGATTTCTTGGATTTCTTGGATTTCTTGGATTTCTTGGATCTCTTGGATTTCTTTGATCTCTTGGCACCACCACTTAAACAACCCCATGTTTGGCCATTTGGTATTAATCCAATTGAACCATTACAACTACCTCCTCTCATTTGTCCACCATGTTGTGGATTACATTCTGGACCACGACATATAGCACTAGATGATGCCTCCACACCAATACATTTGTCACATGCTGCATTTGCACCACCTTGTGTTGAAGCAATATTTGCTGACATACTAGCACCATTTGCTGTTTGTGAACCACTAGATACTGCTGGTCCCATGGTAGAAAAGGATGGAACAATTAATGTACCATTACCACCCTTGTATTTTTTTTCACGCATTGAATTTCTTCGATGTTTTTTTGATTTTTTTGATTTTTTTGATTTTCTCTTTCCACCAGATAACCTTTGATTCATATCATTTTGTTTATTAGCAGCATCTGCTGTATAAGCAGCAGATGATTCTCTATGAGATGATGTGCCTGGATAAAGTGGTGCTGATAGAACTGGTTCCACTCCATTAGTAGAGGATGGTGTTAACGGAGACATTATATTATATATTTAGTAGATAAAAAGTTTAAAACGAAATCTTTAATTAATTACATAAATATCATGAATGACAATGAAAGATTAAACTTACAAAAAATGATACAAGAAAATGATGTAGTAAATACTACTGGACTTATGCGTGAATTAAAACATAGCAAGAAAATATTGACCGACGTTGATTTATTGTTAAAATTAAAACGCGAACATCCTTCTATGGCTAAATCAAATCCAGATGAATTTGATGCTTTATGTGTTGAAAAATGTCAGTTCATTTTTAATCATTATACTGATATATTTAACAAAGTAAAGAAGGACGAGATTGATTTAAATATTTTGTTAAGACTAATTAATGTATTACATAGCATTGAGGAGGGCGATCAAGACCAACATGAAGGATCATTTGAAGTTGGTAAGTTATTAAAGCAAATTTATATTGATAGTGCTCTTAGGAAGGCAGATAAATTAAACGCTACAGATGGTGATGAAAAGGAAGCAGAAACTAGACCCGTGGAAAACATTTCATGGAGTGATTTCAAGAAAAAAATGGAGTAATCGATTCTTTAGGTAGTGTCTATACACAACTAATAACTATTTTTGATAATATTATTGTCTCGATAATATTATAATATGGGTTATGGATATGGTGTATGGCTAGTATACAATAATACTGAATTACCTACTGAACATATAGGACATATAACTGTAGCGTGTTTTATGGAACACGACGAGGCAGTAAAGTTGTATAATGATATTATAGATTCGGTTGGTAACATAACTGATGTAGTATTGAACGGCGAACCTATCATATTCGATAGTGGATTTTATGAGCATGATACTAATAATCTATATTCCTGGGGATATTCAGGAGAATGTGATAATTGGATTATCTACAAAGATATTTGTCAAAATTACAAATGTGACTTTAGTTCTAAACCACATCTAAGTAAAAAATATACATTTACACCCGAACATTTACAACCGAGTGAAATGAAAAATATGAATTTACAATGTACTGTACGTTGTGTAGATATATCTAGCGACTCCCCTATTGAATGGAAAATTATTCAATAAATCGATACTATAAATCGATACTATATAAAGATATAGTTTATATTTATCTAGTATTATGCCATATACCCTACTCATTGTAGAGTCACCCGCAAAATGTCAAAAAATAGAATCGTATTTAGGCTCCGGATATAAATGTATTGCCAGTTATGGTCATATACAAGAATTACCCGGTATTAAAAATATTGACATTGAAAATGATTTTAAACCAAGTTTCTTACCTATGGAATCAAAAAGTCAACAAATCACAAAAATACGAAAAATGATATCTGGTGCCACAGAAGTTTTATTGGCGTCAGACGATGATAGAGAAGGAGAAGCCATTGGTTGGCATATTTGTCAAGTATTTAATCTGCCTCTCACCACAAAACGTATTATTTTCCATGAAATTACAAAAGACGCAATTGTGAAGGCTGTACATAATCCTACTACCCTGAATATGGATGTCATTTATGCTCAACAGGCTAGACAAATATTGGACGTCATTGTTGGATATAAAATAAGTCCTATCTTGTGGAAACATATTTCACGGAAAACAACTACTGGTCTATCCGCTGGTAGATGTCAAACACCAGCTTTAAGAATCGTATATGATAATCAAAAAGACATTGATAATTCTCCCGGAAAAAAAGTATATAATACAACCGGTTATTTCAGCCAAATGAATTTAGGGTTTGTCCTTAATCACAACTTTGAAATTATTGGATTTAATACGACAACTAATACTATGGAACAATTTTTGGAAGAATCAGTAGGTCATAATCATGTTTATTCGTGTACAAAACCAAAACAAACTACAAAAAATCCACCTACACCATTCACAACTAGTTCCTTACAACAAAAGGCGTCTAGTGAATTGAATATTTCACCTAAAGAAACCATGTCTATATGTCAAAAATTGTACGAGGCTGGTTTAATTACCTATATGAGAACAGATAGTACTACTTATAGTGCGGATTTTGTTGACGTAGCTGGTGAGTATATTAAAGATAAATATGGTAATAATTATTTACACGAGGATGTGAAACGATTGTGTGAACGAAAAGCAGAAAAGGATAAAAAAATTCCTAAAAAGACATCAATCAAAAAGAGTGCTAAGAAAGATAAAGGGGATGAAAATAACACACAAGAAGCTCATGAGGCAATTCGTCCTACCGACGTTTCTTGTGAAAAGATTGATGAAGATTCATTTAGTGCTAGAGAAAGGAAAATGTATCATATTATTTGGTCGGTTACTCTCGAAAGTTGTATGAGTCCAGCATTATACCAATCTGTTAGTGCTAAAATTAGCGCTCCAGATGAGAAGGAATATAAATATAGTGCTGAAGAAGCGAATTTCCCTGGCTGGAAAATTGTAAGAGGATACGAAAAGGAAAATCCCGAATTCAAATTTCTACAAACCATAAAAAATAATGCCATTGTCCAATATAATAAAATCGCATGTAAAGTGAGTATCAAGGATTTAAAATCACATTATACCGAGGCAAAATTGGTTCAATTATTGGAGGAAAATGGTATTGGAAGACCATCCACATTTTCCAGTTTAATTGACAAAATACAAGAACGTGGATACGTGAAAAAGGATAATATCAAAGGGAAGAAAATGAAATGTATTGATTACGAATTGGTTAAAGATGAACTTGCCGAAATAGAAGATGAACGCGAATTTGGTAACGAAAAGGGAAAATTAGTCATTCAACCATTAGGAGTATTGGTTCTTGAATTTCTTTTACAACATTTTGAGAAACTGTTTGATTATGAATACACCCGAAATATGGAGACGGAATTGGATAGTATAGCAAAAGGTTCGGCTATATGGCACCAATTATGTAAAACGTGTTTGAATGATATTACTGAATGTGCCAAAGATTTAGGCGAAGATGACAAACAAATCATCAAAATAGATGATGACCATACTTATATGATTGGTAAATATGGACCAGTAATCAAATGTGGTAGTGGTGATAAAGTCACATTCAAGAATGTAAAGAAGGATATTGATATTGACAAATTGAAAAAGAATCAATATAAATTAGAAGATATCATTGAAACACAGAGTGGTACCATATCCGGTAAAAGTATCGGTAAGTATAAAGGCGATGACGTTTTTGTAAAAAAAGGAAAGTTTGGTAATTATATTACTTGGGGAAAAGATAACAAGAAATCTTTGAATGGAATTAAAACACCAATTGACGAATTGACAATAGATGACTTAATTCCAATTATAGAAAATAAAGTTACATTGAATGCCTCTATCGTGCGAAACATTAATGATGATATTAGTATTCGTAGTGGTAAATTCGGCAATTACATTTTTTATAAAACGCATAATATGAGTAAACCCAAGTTTATCAAATTAACCGGGTTTAAGGGCAACTATAATACTTGCCCCGAGGATGAAATTGAACGATTTGTAGATAATAGTAACTAGGTATTAGATATTCATCTAACGTGGAGCAACACGTATATCATTCGAATTGCCACGAACTGGTGCAGATACCATGAACAATAGTACGATACCAAATAAAACCAGCAATATTACCTCAGACATGATTATAATTTTTACAAACTATATTGTAAACATTATAGAATTCAATTTTATTATATTTGAGTGTCATCTTATTAGTGCTAATTCCTGCTAGGATATAGTAGACATATTAGATACAATCCATAGTATGGTTGAACCGAAACATAACCATAATATTACCCCTGACATAATCTATACGCTATACTGTATAGTTATACTAAAAATACAGTAATCTGTCTACAATACTTGTCCAGATGATGTAACAATTACTTCAATGAAGCATATAATTTTTTACAAGCATTCAAATCATTATTCATGAGAGCATCATTCAACTCCTTGTAAATTTTATTCTTCTCAGCAGTTGTGTATTCTCCACTACAAATCTTTGCCATGATATTATTTGGATGTAATGTCTCGCATATCAAATTATTAATCATCATCTTATCATGTTTTTCCATCAATACATTGTATAAGGTTTCTCCATGATACTTTATTCTATAAAC